CCAACCATGACACAGGGTCAGGTTATCGATCTAGAAGTACAATAGATCGTCTGACATAGGAGGCATCTGAACAAGGGAGCCTAAAGCTCTCGCCTGTGACCAAAATTATAGGTGGGAAGCACGCAGGTAATTTCTTGCACTGTGGGGCGTGTAAGCAGTTGTTCGATCCGATGGTTAGGGCTGCCAGTTACGATTAGACGTGAAGGTTCTGTAAAAACCTAACGTATGGCTCTGTAGGCTAATGGATAGACCACGACGCTACGAACGTCGCAGTGAAGGTTCGAATCCTTCTGGAGCCACCATATACTATAATGGTAATTAGCATGATTACGAGGTCAGACTCAGCAGGAGTTGCATAGTTGAAAGTAATACTAAAACCTCTCGTCGCACATTACAATTTGGGGTCTTCGTATAACGGTTATTACTCCTCCTTTGCACGGAGGGAATCAGGTTTCGACTACCTGAGACTCCACCATATACAATAGACATATGGCAATCGTTAAAGCAACAAGCAAGCCAACACGCCGACATGTTAAGGCAGGGCTACTAAATTACGAGTTCATAGACATGTATGTTCGTGAGTATGGCAGACCAATTTGTTTTTGCTGTGGCGACAAAGTGCCGTTGTTCATACCAATAAGATCACGCGAATACATAAGAATTTATTGTTTGAATTGTGCGATTACAACAAGAACGGTTGGTGTGTGTAACCATATGGGATTGTAGCTCAATTGGCAGAGCATTCGGCTCTTAACCGAAATGTTGTGGGTTCGATTCCCACCACTCCCTCCATATAGATTTATTTGACAAAACCTAAAAAGGTTATAATTGTTCTTAGAGATAAAAATAAACATCTGAGGATAGTTATGAACACAAAACAAGCGCAACTGGGTATGAATCCCAGCACGGCACAAGGTCGTCTATTAAAGAATTTACTATTTGATTTCGCTATTAAAGCTGGTCATAAATGTTATCGTTGTGGTGGCGAATTAACTAGGGAAACATTCTCTATAGAACACATTATACCTTGGCTAAATAGCGATGACCCAGTTGAGTTATTTTTCAGTATAGATAATATTGCGTATAGCCATCTTCTTTGTAATATCAAGGATGCTCGAAAAAGTAAAAGAACCTACCCCAAAAAACACAATCTTGCTACCTACAGGAATTATGGCTGTCGTTGTGGAGTGTGTAGGGCTGCAAAGGCTATGGAGACTGCGAAACGTAAGTAGTCCTTCCAGCCCCACCAAGAAATTATTAAATTAGCGTCCTAGTGGCGCTTTTTGTTTGTTTGGTGTATAATTATAGTATATGGAAAGAGATAATGTAATCTATATGCCGGCCCCAAAGGAATTAACTCCAGATCAAAGGGAACACTGGGAAAATTATCTCGAACAATGTGAACGCGGTATGGAACTAGCATTAAGAATGTTAGGCCGTATTGGGGTAGAGAAAGGTTTAGAGGGTTAGATTATGACGGCTTTCGAAAAAGCGCCAAAGAGCGTAGAGCAAGAAATTAAAGAATACCAGCGTAAGCGTTTTGAAGAATATATGGAAATGGCAGATATAGGTATGCTGCCCAGAGCGCTAGCCATAACTGCCCTAAGAGAAGAGATAGAATATAGTCTATCGTACACCGATGATTGTGCAACAGAGGCCATTGATGCGGAGTCACTAAGAAAGATTTTAGAGGATGAGAGCTAGTGAAAAGGCATGGGCCGCAATAGGTATAGGCACCCTTGCCTATGAGATAGCAGCGCCAAAAGATGAACTGCTTAGTGAACAAGTTGATAGGTGGATGGAAAGCGAAAACAGGCTTGTAAAATACGGAACACCATTAATAATAGGAATTATTGCAGCGCACTTAACAAATGCAATACCAGAAAAAGTTGACCCCCTCCACCAGATATCATTAATTTTTGAAAATATAAAAACGCCCCTAGCTAATTACAGCCAAGGGCGTTTTTAATATCGAGAACCTTAGAAAGGAATCTCTGACAAGTCTACCGCTTCGTCTTCGCCGCTGACAGAAGCTGCTGTTTCCAGCACCTCGTCATTGCGACGGTTAGCGAAGTATCCCTCCAAATAGTCTTGCAACTCCTTGTCAAGTTCTGTGGCCTCTGCCAACTCTGTGTCTGTGATGTCAGCTACCTCGAAGTGTGGAACCTGATATTTCACAGCACCCTTCTTAGCGTCGTCAAAGCCGGTAATAACAACCTTGCCCTTGCCACTTGTGACACCCTTGTTCGCGTTAACGAACTCTATCCAAGCGTTGAGAGCGGCACCGCTAAATGCGATGTTTTGAATCTCAAGCCCGTCACGACCTTTAGTTGCAATGTACACCGAAGTATTAAACTTCGCACCTGCAACCATTGAATTACCTTTAATGTCCTTCCAGACACCTTCTGCCTTGATGCCGTTCTTTGTGCGAACAGTCAGAACATCTTGTCCAGCAGACCTTACCTCGTTACTCCAGTAGCCACTCTGGTCTGCGTCGCTCCAGCCCTTGACTGTTGCTAACTGGTCCAGAACTACAAATTCCAAGGGTGTAGGAACATCAATATTTTTCTGCTCTTCCTTGTCGTAGTAGTTTACGCTACCGCTTTTTACCCGCAAATAATGCTTTACAGGATTTACGTTTGTTGATTGGTTTGATAAGCTCATTGACTTACTCCATTCTTTTTAGTTTACGAGGCCTTTACCTCTATTACTATTATACAGAATGAAGTGTATTAGCGCAAGCGTTTTTGTTTTATTTTTTTAAATTCTGCAATAAGTTTTTTTGCCTTTGAGCTGTCATAGGTTCTTTGTGTTGTTACTTGATAACCTATGCGTGTACTATATCTGTGCCCACATTCACACAAGCTTGGGTTACTAAAAAAATCCCAACCATCAGCAAGTGTGAAGTATTTAAACTCTATACAACTTTCACAAAACCCAACCAATTCTTTAGGCGTTTCCTGCATATTTTTTCACCAACTCAACTAGCTCATTCTCACTTTTAGCTACGAAGGTTTCTCTACGGTCGAATAAACTTTGGAGTCCCTCACTAGTCACTTCAACGATAAACCCGTTTTCGACATTGGTTATTGTAATTTTTTTCATGCTATGAGCCTTTCTAAGCCCGTCTGACGCGTTTTAGCGCAAAAGATGGGACTATGTACGTTTTTTATTTTAAATCGTGTTACAGGGGCTATTTTAGCCGTAATTGACGCTTCCACCTGCCATTACGCTCCCACCAACATTGTCACAGTTTACACTTCCGCCAGCTTGAATAGTACCACCTACATTATCACAAGCGACGGAGCCACCAGCTTGTATAGTGCCGGTAACATCGTCACATGTTACAGATAAATCTGTTTCCAGGTTATGTAAGGTACCAGTAACCTCAATGCCAAGTATGCCGTTCTTACCTGGCTTAGCGTTATCTACCCGTTTACCGTTAACCCAAACTTTATTGTTAACAACCTTTATGTTATTTCCTTCGTATGTTATACCGTTAATTGTTACGCTCATTTTTGTAACCTCGGAGCTTCTAAGACTGGCAGGTTGCCCTCTGTAGGGATATAAATTAGTTCATTATCACCATTAGCAAGGTTTCTCACCCAGAGGTATTTAATATATTCATCTGTTAATTTACCGCCTTCGATTTCTATAGCTTTAGCTGCTCCCTTTGCACGCTCAATCTCTGATTGTGCATTGAGCTTCTCTGCTTCTAGGTTAGCTTTAGCCTCCTCTAACTTTACCTGCTTGCTGAATTGGGCCTCTGCTAACTGCGCTTTACCAGATAGTTCTTTTTGCCAGACAAAGTAAGGGGGTAGCCCAAACATTAGGAATAGTAGTAGTATTGTCGAACCAATTATTGTTAATAATACAGATGTCGATGTACTCATTTAATTTTCTCCTGGTATAAATTTATAGCTACAGCTGGGGCATTTCACAATGCCCTCAATCTGAAGCGCTTTTGTTGTAATTTTATTATTATATGCTGTTATGATTCCTCTGTCTTCAACTTCTTCACCTTGCCAAATTATTTCGCCATTAACGACTATATTATGTGGTTTCAGGTAATGCTTAATGAGCCAGCGCAGCCAATGGATATAATCATAAAATTTTTCCTGATCGTTCCAGACGAGTTCTGTCCCGTCGGGGTTTGGTTGCCATTGTAGGTAGCTGCTCGGCAGCGTCTCTGGTGTCTCGGTATATTCCTTGTATACTTCTGTGTCGTAGCAATTGCCAAGGTTTCTTAATTCAACCCACTCCTTATGTGTTAACTCTCTGTTAAATCTTAGCCCGCCGTTGAATTTTGTTGTATATCCCATATATTCCTTTGTGTTTTTAATTATAATCGTTTTTGTTATAAAACACAAGCTTTTTTAAACATCTTGTTGCGTTTGACCTTTTGTAAATGAATTTTCATTGCAACCTTCATCACCCTATGTACTTCTTCGTCGCACCAGTTTTGCATATAGAACCTTGCCGGGCTTGGACCCCATTGGCTCCTTGGAAGATGCCCTTTAACATGTCGAGCTTCAAATTGCTTTGCTTTGCTTATCTGTGGCTTTATGAACTTGTTGTATGTATCCATAAAGTCTTCTTTTGTTCTACCAAGTGTGCCGTCTATGTGGTTTCTTATCGCGTACATATTATCTGAATACACTATTAGCCTGTATTTGCTAAGGTCGTAATTCCTACCAATTATATGAAGGGCGTTTGCTAGTGCGTAAAGTTCGGCGTGCGAACTGCCCTTAACTGATTGTTTGATTATGCCAGAGGCATGTGTTGTTTGGGAAGGTGAGCGTATGTATGTTGCCCATACTGCTACTGATTGTTTATGTGACTTCTTATGTCCGGCATCCGTACAGACTGTTATAGTCTGCATTATTTTTACCTCCTTTTTATAATGTATCAATCTTTCCTAGCTTTACATCGACCCATTCTCCATCCTTCCAGTGATGCAGCATTATTGGGTTGTCGCCAAGAGTTCCACCGTTCGCTAATATTATATCGGCGTAGAAGCTTAGCTGCTTTTGGTAGCCGTCTCTCTCTTTTTTTGGAAGCTTAAAGTTCGTCTTCATGTCCCGAACCTCAAATGTACCGTTATCCTTTATCACCAGACGATCAATACGACCAGCGCGTTTATGTTCATGGTCAACTACTAGCACCTCATAAACCGCTTTTTCTTCTGCACGTTCTTTGTTAAAGAATTTTAGGGTTGCGTCCCTTAAATAGGGTATTTTACTTAGTGCAGAGTTTTTCTCTGTCTTAGAGTCAAGCATTTTGCGTTTTTTTGTCTTTAAGTCTGTGTCAATAACTTTTGCCAGCCCTCGGTACTTCCCATAAAGTTCGATTGCTGCGTGAACAGCAGTCCCGAAGCTGCGGCTCGCTTCACCGTTTATATTCCACATATCTATTATTTGAGCTTTTACTTCATCTGGTAGGTTGTAACGGTCAACGGTGTTCTTGGCCCAGAATTCACTATCAAATTCTTCACCTGATGCATAGGCACTCCCCGAAAGGTAGACTTCACCTAGTGCATTTGTATATTCATGTGCGACAGGGTTGTAGAATATTTCATTGCCAAAAAAGTCTTTTACTAAAACTGCATTTTCAGAACGGTGTTTTTTGATTATTCGTTCGTGTTCAATATGAACATTAACCCCGAAACTCTTGTCTCCACCACCCGTTATATCACTCACTTTTATGGAAGCATATTTGCCATCAGTAAGTACTTCTGCCAGCTCTTTGTTTTTGTCTTTTGCAATGTAACCAATAGTAAGCCATTCTGGTTCTGGCGCTACATGTGTTACAAGAGCGTCAACCGCAACAGCATTTTTGTCATATTCGTTTTCTGGCTCTCGACGGAACCGCAACTGCTCACTACCGTCCATAAGTCCTATAACATCCTGACGGCCCTCAAATGTTACACCAACTACTTTACTGTAGTAGCTGTTTATATTTAGCGGTTTTTCTTTCAACTTATTTCCCCTGTTTATGTTCACTATTAATTATGAAGCAAGTTGCATTAAAAAACAAGAGCGTTTTAATAAAAATGTTGCGTTATTTTGGCTAATACGTTATAATGGTAGTATGACAAATTCAGTAAGCTATTACGAGGAAGAATATAACTCTTAGCAGGGGCTTCTTCTTTTTGTCAAAACCGTAGTCGCCCCAAGAGGCGATTTTTTAACATCATGGCCTATTCGTCTATCGGAAAGGATAACAGCCCTTCAAGCTGTAGAGGTGGGTTCAACTCCCACATAGGTCACCAAACTATGGCGTAGTAATTCGTTAAAGCAGACGAGCTGGTCTGTAAAACCAGTCCTTCGGGTCGAGTGGGTGCGATTCCCTCCTGCGCCACCATATGGGCATATCTTCTAACGGTCACCAAAATTGAAAAAACGCTTGTGTTTTAAAACACGATGGTGTATAATAGAAGTATGAGTGAATTATGTACACAACATCAGCCGTCACAGCTCTGGAATCCAGATAGCTTTTTGGTTGGCGCTCGGACATAATTTTCTCAGTGTAGTATAGAAAACAAAAACCTCCGAGCAGCCTCCTAAAAAGAGGTTGCTTTTTCTTTAACAATTTAGGTATAATATAAATATAAGCGCAATGACGGACAAGGCTTCGGCACGGTAGGACAGCAGCAGTGGGCTATAAGTGACCCCCCAAGGGGACTGGTAAACCGTGATGGGTGGCGAGTGGTCGTGCGCGTTTAAGACATCGTAGGTTATGGCTACGCTCTGTACACTGATGTTGGAATAGCCAGACGTCTGCATGGTTGTGTAGAACGGCTTCGCTGCCGTATCTGCTAGCTCTAGACTAGTAAGGGTCGAGGAAGGAATAAGCGAACACCCCTCGGCATCGCACTCATACGAGAGTACCAACAAAAGCTCTCGCCGGATTTGTTCCCGATTTGAGCCTTCTGTACATGTTACGTTAGGTATCGGTGAAGTAAGGTACAAATCAACAAAGCCTTACAAATACAGGTGGTTAGTTCAATAGCAGAATAGTGGATTCCAAACCCACAGACGAGGGAGCGTTACCTTCACTGCCTGCCAAAATATGGATTGTTAGTATATGGGTTAACATATTTCCCTGTCACGGAAATGAAACGGGTTCGAGTCCCGTACGGTCCGCCAAATATATTCCGTAGTGGCGCAATGGTAGCGCAGCTCCCTGTTAAGGAGAAGGTTGCTGGTTCGAATCCAGCCTGCGGAGCCAAATTATCAGAGTGTGGTGTAGCCAGGCCAACATGCTCGCCTTGGACGCGAGAGACCGCAGGTTCGAATCCTGCTGCTCTGACCAAATTATGGCGTTGTAGCTCAGTCGGTAGAGCTGGAGCCTGAAAAGCTCTGAGTCGCTGGTTCAAGTCCAGCCGACGCCACCACAAAAATATGCTGCGTTGGCCGAGTGGCTAGGCGCTCGCCTGCAAAGCGAATCACAAGGGTTCGATTCCCTTGCGCAGCTCAAATTATTTACAATTTATTCCAAAAAAACCTAAAGCGTTATAATTAGACTAGAGGGTTATTCTAACACAAAAGAACCCCTCTGTCTAACGCTTAAATCAACACAAAGAGGTTCTATGGAAATTGTAACACAAAAACACTATTTGGTGTATAAAATCACCAATAAAATAAACGGCAAAACCTATATAGGCTGCCACAGAACGAAAAATGTAAACGACAAATACATGGGTTCTGGTAAGTACTTGAAGCATGCACAAGCTAAATACGGGCTTGAGAACTTTAAAAAAGAAATATTGTTTGATTTTGATAAAGAAACAGATATGCTCGCAGAGGAGATTAAACTAATAGCGCTCTTAAAGCCAGAGTACAACCTACATGAAGGTGGCAGTGGCGGTTGGGAATATATAAATGCTCTACAACCGAACAGTGAGTTCCGCTCCAAGGGTGGCAAGAACCGTGGTCATGTTAATAGAAACATGAACGGCGTGCGGACACTTGAGGCTATCGAAAAACGTAGAGTTACGATAAGGAAGAAATATGCATCAGGTGAGTTAGTTGGTTCATTCACTGGGCGAAAACACTCCGATGAAACCAAGAGAAAAATGTCCGAGGCTAAAAAAGGCAAAACAACATGGCTGAAGGGCAAGAATATGCCAGAAGAAACAAGAGCAAAGATACGAGCTACATTATTGGCTAGGTCAAACAAAAAGTAAAATATGTGTTTGTGGGGGAACGGTAGACCCAGCAGGCTCAAACCCTGCCGAGCTTCGGCTCATCTCGGTTCAAATCCGAGCAGACACACCAAAATGGCTGAGTGGTGGAATGGTATACACGCTAGTTTTCTTGACAAAAAGCGGAAAAGGTTATAATTGGAATAGTAACCTAAAAATGTGGCGTTATGGGGGAATTGGTAGACCCACTTGCCTTAGAAGCAAGCGAGCGAAAGCTCATCTCAGTTCGAGTCTGAGTAGCGCCACCAAAAGAAAAAACATGATAAGCCTAAAAGAAAAACTGAGAGCCGAACGTAACCGAGAACGTATTGCCCAAATCAAGATAGATAGGGGTTGTGCCGATTGCGGGTATAACAAGAACTCAGTTGCCCTAGAGTTTGACCATCTTCCAGGATTTGTCAAACTCAACACTGTTGCTTCGATGTGTTTTAACTCTTGGGAAAAGATAGAAGCCGAGATAGCGAAGTGTGAAGTGGTATGTGCGAATTGTCACGCCATACGTTCCGCTTCTAGGGGCTGGCACAAGAGAAAAAGAAACTAGTGCCGCAAGGATTGAGGGTTCGACTCCCTCCTTAGCCACCATTTTTGGCGTCATGGCGAAACGGTTCACGCAGGGAGCTTAAACCTCCTGTCCGTAAGGACTGATGGTTCGAATCCATCTGACGCCACCACATTAATAACACGGAAGATATCCGGCTGGATGAGGACACCGCCTTGAAAGCGGCTGGGGTTAATAGCCCTTGAGGGTTCGAGTCCCTCGTCTTCCGCCAAAAAGAAAGGGTATCAGTGAAAAAAAGATTTAAAAAGATACTCGCGCTAAATAAAAAACATACAAAGAAGTACCGTTGTGAGGTAAACTGTATCGTCTGTGGGCTTGGTTATGATAGACGTAAAAGAAAAACCAGAAAAGATATGTTGGCCGTAGCTTACCAGTGAAAGCGCCGACCTGTGAAGTCGGAGAGGCGAGTGCGACACTCGTCGGTCACCCCAAGATAATCGGAAGTGGCCTAATGGTGGGGCGTCTGACTCTGAATCAGAAGGTTGTAGGTTCAAGTCCTACCTTCCGAGCCAAATGGAAGCTGAACTAGCGAGGAGCTAGACCATCCTGCTAAGATGTGTGATGTGAGAGCATTGTGTTTCGAGTACACCGACTTCCGAAATTATTTCAAAAAAACGAGTTACGTTATAATTGTCCTTAGAAGCCAAAAATAAACATCAAAGGATTGTTATGGACAAAATGAAAGAACAATTGGGTATGAACCCAAGCACTGCTAATGGCAGATTAGTAAAAGATTTATTATACGAGTTCGTTAAAAACGCAGATATAAAATGCTATCGCTGTAATGAAGATATGACGAGGGAAACATTTTCTATAGAACATATTATTCCATGGATTGACAGCCCCAACCCCGTGCTACTCTATTTTGATATAAACAATATATCGTACAGCCACCGCTCCTGTAATAGCGCCGCTAAAAGATATTTAGGCGCTATACCACATAATAAAGGTAAGTTTACACATGGAACCTCTGGGTATCGTATAGGTTGTCGCTGTGAGGTGTGTAAAACGGTCTACAGTGATAGTCGTCGCAAAAAGTACGCTAGTCGGAAGAATTGATTCCGACTTCCGCCAAATATTCGGAAGTAGACCAACTGGTAGAGTCGCCAGCCTTTGAAGCTGGATGTTGTTGGTTCAAATCCAACCTTCCGAGCCAAGTGTTGACACATTAAAATCTAAAGACTATAATAAGAATATAAAGAAAAACTGCCCGCTGCGGTTCCAGACCAAGCATGTTGGTCCAGGCTCAGGAACGAGCATAACATCGCAGTTGTAGACCGCATAGCTAGCGGTCTTTTTTGGTTCTCAAAGCACGAGCAGTTGCATGGATGGCGTCAACGTAGTGTTGGTCTTTTTGTTGCACCTCCTCTGTGAGGTAATCAAACGCTATTAATGAACGGTGGTTGCCGTATTTAGCAAAGTCCCAGGTCTGATTTATATTTACAGCCCATGCGTCGTGTACATCTTCTAGGGTAGTTTCCTCTCCCTTGACCAGTACAAGTAGTGCGTATACATTTTGTAGACCCTTGCCAATTTTGCAATGTTTTAACAGCTCTTCTTTAACCTCGTCTATATAATTCATCCCAATATTAAATCCTCTATTTCTTCTTGTGACATGCCCTTAGCTCGCCACTCCTTATACAAATCAAGGAACAGCTCGTAATAATATATTGTTACTTTCTGCCCGCGCACAACAATTGTCTTGACAGTCCGTTTTTCCTCAGTCATGCAAGCTCCATCTCCCATCCTCGAATACCCAATAGTATGCTAGCCAAATAGCGCCACACGATAATAGGAATATTATTACAGTAAACACCCAAAATATAACTATCTTATATTGGCCTATGTCATGTATAACTTGTGGTATTGTCTTATTCTCTAGGGTTATTTTGTTTTCTTTTACAGGATTCAGGCCACCACCAGCGCTGCTAGCAAGAAAGGTGGTTTCAATCGTTTGTGGGACCGTATAATATGCGTACCTGTCATTACTGTCTAGGTAGTAGTAAGTTCCTCTACACCCACGTTTTCCGCCGAATAAACTGCGGTCTGTCCTATCTTTAGTCATGCCGTCGCATTTCGTTTTAGATAGAAAGTTGTTAAAATTAAACAGGTTGCCATTATACTCACGGCCGTACAGCGTTACGGTTTTAGCTTCAATTCTGTCGCTGTGTACCGCATCCCAAGAATAGTATACTGTACAGCTTCTGTTGCCGTTGCTGTCTGTTGAACAGCTTTCATGTCGAGTATAATGTTCCTTCGTCCTTTTTACATAAGTGAACGATTTAGTCATTTCGTCAAAATGAACGAGATGTTTTTTCTCTGTCGATATGACACCATTTGTTAATAGGTTGCCTTGTTGTGTATCTACCGCGTGGTTAAAGTGTTCACCATCTTCAATCTTTATAGCGGTGGTATACCTTACTTGAGTTTTATAACCTTCGCTTTCAAAAAAGTCTTTAACACCCAAAACGCCTAGTAATATCACTACAAAAATGAGGAATACTACTAGGATGCGTTTTGGGTCGTTCATATTAGTTGTCGAATAGGTTTCTAGCCTCTGAATTATCTACTTTGTAGTCGAGGTATTCTTTCTGTTCTGTGTCCTTACCGAGAATCGCAAGAAACATAAACGCCGGGAAGCTCTGGACGTAATTATTAAAGTCGCGTACGTCGTTATTGTATTGCTCCCTATAGCCAGCTATGCGGTTTTCAGTAATAGAAAATTCCGTGATAGCTTTATCATAATTAGACTGGCTTTTTAGCTGGGGGTAGGCCTCGACAACAGCTTGTATGTTTAGCATAGCTTCGTCAACATTGCCCTTTGCCGCTTGGCTCCTAGCTTGCGTTATTTTCTCGAATACGCTTGCTTCAAATTTGTTGTAGCTTTGCACAGCGTCTGCCACGTTGTTAAACAGGTCAACGCGACGTTGTTCTTCCTTGCTAATATTTGACTTACTCGTAGCGACATTCTGGGTCTTTGCAACATAAGTGTTGTTGACCCCGCCGAGCGTACTTGTAATAACTAGCAGTAGGACAAATACGATTCCAGCAATTATATACACATTAATTGCTTTTTGTGTTGCGTACCAAGGTGTCATTATTTAAATACCGCCAATACGATAACCCCAATACTAGCTAAGATAGCGAGAGTTGTTGTTAGAGCGCGAGTTGACTTGCTATCTTCGTAAAACTTCATTTATTTCCTTTCGTTAATAAGTTTGTTTTAGGGAGCGCAACGTGGAGGGCTACGCTCCCATTTTTATTTGTGTTTTTTTCGTACCCTCTCTTTGTTTTTGTCACTTTTAATTATAGTCCTTTTTTGTTAAAAACGCAAGCTTTTTATTGACCGTATTTTTGTATTTGTGTATAATATAAGTAATGGGGATGAATATAGATTTCGACCTTGAATTTTAACGACTAGTAAGCAAGTAGTTTGACTAACTTAAAAGTTTCATTATAAATGCAAAAGCATTCAACTCGGTAGTCGCACAGATTAAAAAACTGTTTGCGCCTGCACCAGCCTTCGCACTGGTTTAATCACGCGAACGTCCTAGCCCGTATGACTAGGTGGTTCCGCAGGGGACGGTTTAGCCTTTTAGCCTAAAAAAGGCTTGGTGGTGTCACACTCTTTCTTTTGCCAGTAGTAACTGGATAAGCTTGTAACAGAAATCTAGTTGTGCGTTCAGGACACGAGGGGGCAGTTCCCTCCATCTCCACCAAGAGATTATTTATAGTATAATGAGGGTATGCCACTAGGAGTGGCGCGAGCCGAGTCGCTCGCAGCAATAGATGTTAACCCCTCTTTAAGGGGTGGAACACTGGAAAGCATCCAGCTTGTTACCTACTCAAAGAAGCCGTGACTTCGGTCGCGGCTCTTTATTTTGACATCAATTCTTTATAGTCAAATTTTGAACCAAGTGCTGCCCTAATATTTATTTTTTTATTAGTGAACTTTATTGTTTTGCCATCGTAGGTCATAGCGTGCGAAGGGACTTCTTTAAAGCCTTCTACAAACAGGCAGCCGTCCAAGGTTATTGACCACATCCCGGAGTTCTTCTTCTTTTCGTCCGTATTGTCATCTTGACGAATTAGCCCCCAGCGCTCTAGTTGGGCAAATTCTCCACCATTCAAATGTCCAAGTTTCGTAATATGTATGTATTTGTTCGTTTGCCGTTTAGAGAGGCGGTACAACCGAATTAAAGCAACCGCCATTCCACTTGTTAGTTTTCTTTTATACAGTTTTACATATTGAGTACAGCATGGGCATGTGGCCCCATTTTCAAAATTGTCACGAAGAAATTGTTTGGCTTCTTCAAGGGTTTTGAATTCTGGTACCTTTACCACCACAACGCCCCTATGTTTTCTGCTACGAACCTCATAGCTTGCCTGTAATCCTCGTATAACTGAATTTCTATCTGCCAACGAGTTTCATAGTCTCTCCCGAATTGACTATATAAAGGTTCAGAATAAGACAGTAACTCCCAGTCGAGGTAATTTTCTATATCTTGTGCTACCTCATCAAGGTTTTTGTAACCAAAAGTCTCCCACTCATTCTCTCTAAAATACCAGTCCCAATCTACAATATTTTGCTCTTTGTTAAGTTCTCTAAGAATACCAGCAGATACTTCGGCTATATGTTCACCACCGCCCCAGGCATCACGGTCAGACCAACCTCGATTGATTCTTTGTTTACGATACCGAGCCTCGCGCACCCACTCTTTAAGGTTGAGGAATTCTAATATTTTGTAACGCAATCGGAGACCGTTAACATTGTGTTTGTAAAAATCGGTTATCAAACTCATGCATTCAATTATGCGCCTTTTTTCAGAAAAACGCAAGCTTATTATTTCTTTTTGAACCAGCCTACATACCCTTCAGGTATAGCTGGGTATTTCTTCAGTACTGGGTCAAGCTCCTTGACATATCTGACAATATCTTTGTATACGCTAGTTCCTAGAAAATGAGTACCGCCCCACTGGGCATAGGGGTCAGAGCCATAGGCTGAACTATACTGAGCTACAAAATCTTTTTCACTGAGACCTTGTGGTGCGTAGTTCCAAATAGTGCCAAAACAAGCTTCTATTAAACCATTCTTTTTCTTATAGTAAAAAACTTGCAGTGTGTAATAACTATATTTGGCTGTATCTCTTTTTGGGTCGTATGGGTCTTTTCTTTCTTCAAGAGAACCCTTCAAATAGGCGTAATGTCTTTTTGATATAGAGAATTTTTCCGATTTAATCATACATTTGATTATAAGAAAGTTAATAATAAAAAGCAATACTATTCATCAAGAAAAATCTCACAACGAGGGTTTTCTCTATCGAGTCCACCATATGTGAGTCGGATTGAATTGACATGTTTCTGGTCATCATCTTCCAGAATTTCTGCCTTTACCAAAGTATCAAGTATTGAACTGCACTGATTATCTAAATCGTGACGACGCAAATCTCCATCATAAAAAACCATCTCTATAGCTATAGGGTAATCGGTGACACGAAAGCCACTGAACTGCTTTTTGAGTTCTGGCACGGCAGTAGATTCCCAAGCGGTAAATCTCTTGCTTGGGAAGCTCCTACCACTACGGGTATTTATGCGGCTGTTCTTTTTTGAGGGTGTAGTCCCGCTCGTTGTTAGTTCCATCTAACAACATGATAGCATAATCAAATTGGGAAGGTGCCGAGATGCTTCTTGCACTCATCAAATGTTTCTTCGCCGTCGAATTTCTTTAAACAGTTGGCACAGAAATAGTAACGCTCATCCCGCCTTGTACTTGTTTCACCCTGAGAAGAGTTGGCCTGTAGCCCTTCTATGTTTACCGGACCCGTATATTTCACACCATTAGTAACTTCTATTAGGGTTATATGCTCAAGAAGACACGGTGTAATTGCCATCAGTACGCACACCTTTCATTAATAGGGTAGCCTTTTGGAATTTAATACTTGGGTCTTTCGTCCTATGCTTCTCTAGCGTCGCCATAAATTCCCTTCCCTCTGGGTTCATTTGGTCTTTTTTACGGTTTATCATTATCACAATATCAGAGTCTTGTTCAATACCAGCCGAACCCATTAGGTCTTGCGCGTTAGCTTCCCCCTCTTCACCGGAGCGGGTTTTTGCAACATGCGATATTAAGATTATAGGTATGTTTTCATTAATCGCTAATCGTTTAACTTTTGCAATTGCATTGTCAATGCGGGTCTTTAGGTCTTGCCCGCTCTCCTGTTTAGCGAGGAAGCCGAGGTGGTCGATAATTAGAATATCTGGCTTATCGCGTTTAACGATAGCTTTGACATGTTCGGCAGAGACAGATAGTTCTGTCTGTACTAAAAAGTTTGTTTTTAGTATTTCGTGGTTTTCTTCATCTGCCATATTGTACAAGCGACTAGCAACCTCGCCGTCGCGCATTTCCATAGTAATCATTATGGCTTTTTTAAGCGTCTTTACAACAATATTAGCAACAATATTCATAGCTACCATTGTCTTACCTGCTGAGCTTGGTCCAGCAATGACGGTAACTTCCCCCGGTCTCAACCCCATTGTTGCCTCGTCAAAATATGGCAAACCGCTACCTATGCCTTCATACTTGTTAAAAAATTTCTGCCTTTCTATTGCTTCTTGGTATAGATCACCAAAAGAAACTGTCTTTGTCATCCCTACTTCTTTTGCAGCTTGGAGAGCATAATTATACTTAATTGCATCCATTACTTTGTTCTGCTGCTCTTCATCCATTTCAGAAAAACCTTCAATCATTCGATTGACCTGTTTCTGTCTCCAGTCTATTTTTCTTGTCATACCAACCAGCTCCTATAGGTGTCTATTATTTCGTTTTCGGTTCTTATAATACTCTCAAGTGTCTCTGTTGGTTGTCCCTCCTTTTTAGCTTCCTCTAATTTACCTTCGTAGTGTCTTAACGACTCCATGAAATATGCTATATTTTCTGCCGCCTCATCTTGCTTTTCCATATTTTCTACCACCTGACGAGCCGCATCTAACATTTCAGGTGTGGCGTCCTTCGGCATGGGCATATCACCTAACCAAAAACGCCACTCTGGTTCTGAAACAAAATCTGTCACAAAAAACCTCCACTATTTGTCTTTTGTTTATCTTCATGAACTTCAAACAGACCAAGCCAGCCACGGTCAATAGATTGTTGTAGACTGAGAGACTGTTTCTTGTAGTCATTTGGGTACATAGTCTGTAGCCTGTCAATCCAGCCCTTTACAGCACGGGTCGTGGGGGCTTTTTTACGTTCTATCCTATCTTCTACAAAGTCCTGAAGAGGGCCACGCAATTCTTCAGGTTGCCTAGCTATTATCTCCTTGACCGTTTCCGGTTTCGGTCCAGTTTTTTTGGGTGTCTTTTTTGTTTTCTCTACTACTATTATATCTTCTGAATCAAGTTCGAAATGCTCACGAACATCAACAGGCATTCTTTCTAACTCGCGGTCACTATTTATCTTGTTGTACCGACCACCAAGCATGACAGCGTCGCCTTTTAGTAATTTCACATAACCGTTATATGTCTCTATGTAGCCAATTTCCTCTAATTGCTCAACACCGGCATCTACAGAAGCTTTTGATATGCCAGTACAGTGGGTCGCAAATAGCCTGTTAAACTTAAAGACATTTAAGTACTCTCTATCTGGGCAAGAAAGCAAATATATGTATAGTATCTTGGTGTCCAAATGTAGACTAACATATTCATCTGACGTCCAAAAACCGTTTCTTATAAAGCTTGTCTTGTTCATTATTCCCCCGAATTGTTTATTTTTTACCCTTACGCTTTTAAATTATGCTCTCATTTCCGCAAAAACACAAGCCCAATGTTCAGCAAAATTGTTGACATTTAAGCGTTAACACTATAACATGGATTTAGCGTCGTAATTGCATTGCAGTAGCGTCATAGTTAGCTTCTAACAACGTCATAGTTATGCCGTTTGTAACTCTTACTCTATTGGTCAAAATAACAGAGGTTAGAGTAAGGGTTTCTATGCATAAAGTAGAAGTAGAAGTTAAAGTAGAAGTAAAAGTAGAAGTAAAAGAAAAAGCACTTGCATTTTGCAACAAAAAGGCCTATAATTGAGGTCATAACATAGGAAACACAAAAATGGACAAAAATGAATCAGATTATAGTATGAACACAGTCCCTATTAGGAAGCCAATGGTGCTTGCATACGATATAGAGTGTACGGGGCTACTTGGTTATAGTTATGGGATTTGGGACACACATGTCCATAGGGTGATAGAGCAGCCGATATTGCTCTCATTTTCATACGCTTGGGTTGATGTTACAAGAATCGCAGACCCAGAATATACACCCAGCATTAAGTGTCGTACTATAGCAAAAACTGATACATATTCTGTTAATCCGAAGGATGATCGCCTGCTGGTCGGCGAACTATACGAATTATTCTCAGGTGCAGATGTGACACTTGGTCATAACTCAAAACAGTTTGACGACAAAATGTCTAACATGTTTTTTATTAAGCATAAGATGAAGCCAGTGGTTCCACACTTGCAACTAGATACCAAGATTATAGCTAAGCAGGTAATGAGGTTACCGAGTTACTCGTTGAACTACCTTAGCGAGTTCCTTGGTCATGGTGAAAAAGAAACGTCTAATCACTCAGAGCATTGGTTCCCAATCATATCTGGTGGTGAGGAAGGCGTTAAGCACGCAAAAAAGATGGCTACCTACAACAACCAAGATGTGCGGTTAACGATTAAAGATTTTAGGACTCTTTACCCTTGGTACAAGTCACCGATTAGCTTGTTGCGCCTCGCAAATCTTGAGTTCGCTTGTCCTTATTGCTTGCAATCTGATTATCATAGTGAGGGAACTCGTCCTAGCAAAACTGGTCGCTATCGTCGTTACCAATGTAATGTTGATGGTTGCCACGGTTGGTTCAGCGAGCGTACTGCTATAAAAAAGAAGGAGGGCGATATATCGCCAGCAATTGCATAATGAAACACCAGAAAATACAGCGAGGCAGAATCACTTACTACGTTACAGACAATGCAGTGTTAGTTAGCGTTGGTGGCAAGCAGTATATATCACATAATGTATACAATTCACCAAGCCGCTCTAACTTAACAGATTTCAAAAAGAGAATCAAAAAGTCTAAAGCTGGTCAATATGCCAGTGTTGTTGATTACATGGAACTAGCGCAGCAGTGCAAGGTAATTGGAACAGGTATAACAAAACCAAGTTGGGCAGACTAATGAAAATAGCATATGTTGGAAACTACAAATTAGACTTCACTACAGAGAACCATATCGCAAAAACCTTGGAGTCTCTTGGGCACGAGGTTGTTCGTATCCAGGAACACCCAGCTGCACTTCCTGGATGGTTGAGCCAAGTACCAGAGGACACCGACTTATTCTTGTTTACCCGTACATGGGGTAAAATGGTAACCCTTAATGACCTTGCTAGACTAAAAGAAATGGGCATCCCGACAGCCTCCTACCACCTTGACTTATATGTTGGGCTTTCTCGTCAGTCAGGGATTGAAACAGACCCATTTTGGAGGACTGAATACGTCTTTAGTGCAGATGGCGACCCAGAATCGCAAAAGTATTTCGAGAGCAAAGGAATCAATCACCATTGGCTTCTGCCAGCAGTGTACAAGGGCGAGTGCTATATGGTGGAACCTAATAACGACCCGCAATTACAGGGTGATGTGATATTTGTAGGGGGCGGGGTTGAGTATGGACACCCAGAATGGCCGTATCGTCGTCAGCTGGTAAAACACCTTGAGGAAACATATGGTGAGAAGTACAAGAAATATGGGCATCCACAGCTGTCAGTTCGTGGTGCAGCCCTTAACCAACTCTACGCAAACGCGAAGATTGCAGTGGGGGATTCTATCAATATAGGTTTCAGGCATCGGAATTATACCTCAGACCGCCTATTTGAATCTATCGGGCGTGGCGCTTTCACAATATACCCAGACATAGATGGTATTACCGAGCTATTCCCACAAGAGCTTCGTGGTATATTTTACAAGCACGGAGACTTTGAAGACTTAGACAAAAAGATTGATTACTACCTGACGCATGAAGAGGAGCGTGAACATTTGCGCAGGGGGCTATTTGAGTTCGTATATGCGTCTCAGACGTATTCTAATCGCCTACAAGAGCTTCTAGACAAATTAATGGACTTGGGTGCGTTTGACGACCAAAAGTCCCACACAGAGCCTCTGACAGAGCAACGAGGTGGTGTTCGTATAAACCTTGGGGCTGGAGAAGACCCCGCCAGCGGTTGGATTAATGTTGACATGATTGGTATAGAGGGAATAGATGTTGTCCATAACCTGATTAATTTCCCCTATCCATTTGAGGATGGCGTCGCTGACGAGATAAAAGCAGTCGATGTGATTGAACACCTACCGCCGTACATTGGGGAAGATCATGGTGTGGTTAGATTCATTGAAGAGTGCCATAGGATTCTAAAACCAGGCGGCACGCTCTATATGCAAACCCCAGGTTGGAAGGCGGAGTTCTTATGGATTGACCCAACACATGTCCGAGGATTTGATGTACAAAGTATGGACTTTTTTGACCCAGATAAGCATTTCGGAAAGACCACTGGCTTTTATAGCAAATGTAAATTCAAAGTAAAAAGTGAGGAATTAGAGAACCACAATATACGATTTTGGATGGAGAAGCGATAATGGAAGATGATTATTTAACAGTCGGTGCTTTACGCGCAGTTATAGAAGACATGCCAGACGAGACTAAAGTTTACTACGAACGTATACAGGATGCATATTTTGACGAATACGAGTGGAAGCCAGACAAACTGATTAGGACTGATTATACAGAGCCGGAGGACAATATGAATGACGAGTACATTAGGGCGTTTTGTGCGTTTAAAGAGGGGGGTGATCTGCATATAACTGCACACTTTTAAGGAGGACTATGAAAATATATGTATTAGTTAGACAAGACGATAACGGCGCTATGACATTTGATATGCCGCACAAGTTTGGCCGTGGTGTTCGTGCCTACAAAACTGAAAGTATCGCCAAGGCGGCTGCCCGCAAATTCGGTAAAGACTCAGGTGTCCGTGTAGTTGAGGTAAAAGTACCAGTTGACCCATTCGAAATACATTTTGACGAAATGCCAATCAACACAATGTTTAGCCAGCGCACAGAGGATGTATTTGGTAAGATCGTAATTGCGCCAAGCCAGAAGGCCCAGAAACAGTGGGAACTGTGGAGAAAAAACCCTACTAGTTACACCTTAGCACCTGGGTATGTTGTTAAAAAAGAGACCGATGGTGTTATTGAAGAAGCAGAGCTTATGGAGTTAAGTATAGTACCGAAGGTAAAGGACAAATGAAGACAGTAGCGATTATTATAGCAGCAGGTGATGCGACTCGCTGGGGCGGGTACGGTGGCACTCGTAAGCACTTTGCTAAGATTGACGGCGAACCAATAATCCACAGGACTGTTAGGTTACTCAACCAATATGAAGACGTAGAAGTGTTTGTTGTTGGCACTGATGACGAATATGATATTCCAGGTTCTACACTATATGTCCCTACCAAAGACACCGATAATAATTTTGATGCGGATAAGTTCCTGAATTCACGCGAGCTATGGAATAAAGACGGTAGAACTATTGTTATTTATGGAGATGTGTTCTTTACAGAGGAAGCAATGGAAAAATTGATGGGTAAGCATGAAGTTGATTGGAGGTTGTATGCGCGGCCGTTTGGTAGTGAGTATACTGGCACGCCATACGGTGAATGTTTTGCCCAAAGCTTTTACCAACACAACATACCAGAACACCACGCGGCGCTTAGGAAGATTGTTAAGTTGTACGGCGAGGGCACATTGCCACGTTGTGGTGGGTGGGAACATTACAGGGCTATGATTCATATACCGGATTCGGAAATGCACCGACATTTAGTTGGTGAAAAGCTTGAAATAATTGACGACTTTACTGATGACATTGATTTTGCAGATGATTATATACGCCTACTTGACAGGTGGAACAAACATAATGGTAAGGAAATGTTATGAGAGTTGGCCTAATAGCAAGAAGCGATAAGACTGGTCTTGGTAATCAGACCCGTAATCTTGCTCGAATGTTACGCCCGGACGAAGTAATGCTTATAGACAGTTCTGTATTTAATAGAAACGAACAGTATCCAGAAGCATATGCTACTTATAGTGTTATGGACATAAAAGGTTTTCCCACTAATCAGGAGGTGATCGAATGGTTGCGCGGGTTGGATGTTGTTGTCACTTGCGAAATATTTTACAACAGGCTGTTTGTAGATTTGGCAAGGCAGATGGGCGTGAAAACAATAAACCAGTATAACTGGGAGTTTGCGGATTATCTTATTAGCCCAGAGTTAGCAAAACCAGATATGCTGGTGTCTCCGAGTCATTGGCATATTAATGAAGCTCGAAGGATATGGCATAATGTTGAATATTTGCCAACGCCAGTGTTTGTAGATGACTTCAATGAAGTACGGGAGCATAATAGCACTCGCACGGGAAAGAAAAGGTTCTTGCATATCATGGGGCGCTCAGCAGCAAACGACCGTAATGGAACCCAGGATGTCATTCAGGCTATGCGATATAGTCGTGGAGATTTCGAGCTAGTTATAAAGACACAGGGCAAGCAGGATGAGCTAATTAATAAGTTTAACGACCCCAGAATTACGGTGGATACCTCTAGCCCAGAGAATGAGGTTGAACTGTACAGGGGCTTTGACGCATTGATTATGCCGCGCCGCTATGGTGGACAATGTTTACCAATGTCGGAGGCGCTCTGTGCTGGTATGCCGGTTATTATGACAATGATACCGCCTAACGATACAATCCTTCCTCGTCACTGGCTCATACCATCCAAGCATGATGGTAGGTTTATGGCAAGGACTCTAATTGACCTGTACACAGTGAACCATTATGATTTAGGGCACAGGATGGACCTCTGGGCCAACAAGGACTTGCGCGATGACAAGGTTATAGCCTATAATATAGGATATAGAGAGTTCTCAAATTATGAGCTTGAACAGAAGTGGGATAATTTAATTAATGAAGTTTACAGAAAACCAGAAAGTCATAGTACGCGCACTCTTGAGTCAAGCACGGGTTGAGGGGATACTGTCTTATTGGGACTATAAACACGATAGGCACTTGGTGCTTGATGAGATAACTGATCTTAGCAAAAAACTGAAAATGACCATCAAGAAAGAACAGTTAAAAAGTTGGAGAGAGTGGGCGGATAAGGGAAAATGAAAATTCTTGCGGTAGGGGATATCCATACAAAGAAATGGATTGTCGATGAGGTTGAAAAGCTCGTAAGTAAATACGATATTATTGTCTTCTGTGGTGACTATGCCGATGATTGGGGGAAGGACGGGCTAGAGTCTATTGATACCTGGCACAAGCTGTATCTTTTGGCGCACTCTAACGAAAACATAAAACTAGTGCTTGGGAACCATGATTTTATCTATATAAACAAAACCCCAACTCTACAAAGTGGATATAACCCCATTACACAGTTGTCTATAAATTCTCCAGCGTATAACTATCTCAGGGAATGGTTGCTCTCATTACCGATCACTATAGAGGAGGGCGGTATCACATTTTCGCATGCCGGTATTGCTCGCGGGTGGGGTGGTACAACAGAAATGGATGATTTGTGGCAAGACAGTTCCCCTATATGGGTGCGCCCGAACAGGGCAGAATATGAGCGGATACCACAAGTATTCGGCCATACGCCAAGCGCCACTTGCTGGGAAGTACACCCAGAGATTTGGTGTATAGACACCTTCTCAACTAATCAATGGGGTAACCCCATAGGTGACCAGACTGCTCTTGAAATAACAGTAACTAAAAATAAAAGAAAATACAAAAAGATAAAACTTAATGAGCCAACTTGACCGCATAGAACTCAAAGTCGATTTTGTTTTAGAACTGCTACCGATAGTGGTGCAGTTTGCGGCATCAGACACGACTACGCAAAGGCGCGAGGCGAATCACAAATATAGAAAAGTAGTACAAAAATACAATGAAAAATATGAAAATCTTAACAATTCTACCAGTAAGCAGGATACAATATCTTGATTATGTTTTACCTTCGCTATTAAACCAATCTTACAAAGAACGCCTTTCGCTATTAGTTGTCGTTGATGGGGACAATGAAATGTGGCTAAAGGTTAGAAACAAAGTCTCATCATTGCCGTTCGCAGATGTACTTTGTGTGCAGAGTGAAGCATCAAACAGCCCAGCTAGCACAATACCGCAAAGGCGTTGGCATATCAGTGCTATACACAACCAAATAAAACGTCTTGTTAGCGACGACGTTGATTGGATATTTTCTGTTGAGGATGATGGTCTGTTGCCGCCGAATGCACTGTCCTGGCTTGTTAATGACGCTGAGTCAAAGCCAAACGTGGGAATGGTTACTGGTGTAGAACTAGGCCGTTGGGGTATACCGTACGTCGGCGCTTGGAGAGCTGATGATATATACGAAACTAAAATTGTGAAGAGTATGGAGAGTAAGGTTGGTAGCAGTTTAGTGGAGGAGATTGACGCTTGCGGGCTTTATTGTGCGTTAATCAGAGCTGACCTATACAAGCAACATGACTTTCATAGCGACAATGGCCTTGGCCCGGATGTTAACCTCGGCCTTGATATTAGAAAGTGCGGGTTTCAGAATTACATAGATTGGTTCGTTCCCGTTGACCACTTAACGGAGGTAAATGGCCAGACTCTCAAAATACCGGCAGAGGGTAATTCCCTTGTTATTAATCTTACAAAACTTGGTAATAGCAAAACTTGGCATGCCGGACCGTAAAAAGCTCTTGCTTTTCTCATTTTTTTGTCATAAAATAGAGTTATGGGGATATTAGACGAAGCAAAGAGTTTAACGAAGGAAGATAGACAAAATGTCTACGGGCATCCAGCAGATGATTTTGCTAAGGTCGCAAAAATGGCAGAACCAATACTTGAGTCTAATATCGATCCGCGATTGAAGCACGCTTTATACATGGTTCAGGTTAAGGTAGCTAGGTTAATAAACACCCCGGACCATCACGATTCGATAGTTGACCTCGCTGGCTATGCGAACACATACGCAATGATATTAGAAAGAATGGAAAAAGAAAAAGATGAAATTACTTGAACCGGATAACAAAGATTACGCAGGTGTTATAGTGCGCTTGCCGTCACCTGTGGCCCTAGAAGGTCTAGACAACCTTGTAGGTCTTCAAGTGCTGGGAAGCCAGGCTCTTGTCGCTAAAGACTCTGATTATGGAGAGCTTGCATTAGTATTCACTGCTGGTACGCAATTATCTGAGGAATTTGCCTACAGGAATAACCTGCACCGCCATAACGACAAAAACGAAGACCAGTCACAATCTGGCTACCTAGAGGACAACCGTCATGTTCGCTCACTAAAATTGCGCGGGCATCGTTCAGATGCGCTAATTGTCGGGCTTGATTCGTTGTCTTATATTAAAAGGTTAGATTTATCGCAATTCAAAGAGGGTGACACTTTTGACCGTATTGGCGACCATGAAATCTGCCGTAAGTTTGTTCGTAAGCGCACGCATAAAGAGAGGGTGCTAGAAAAGAACAAAAAAATATTTAGCCGTGTTGATGAAAAGTTCCTGCCACAACACTATGATACAGATAATTACTTCAAGTATAGCCATGTAATCCCGGAGGAAAAAGAAGTAACAGTTACACAGAAGTTGCACGGTACTTCAATTCGTATCGCCAATACGATTGTTCACCGTAAGTTATCGCGTCTCGAAAAGATTGCACATAAGGTCGGTGTAACTGTTGTAGACAGGGAGTATGATTATGTGTACGGTAGCCGTAGAGTTATTAAAGATAAAAATAACCCTACTCATGTTCACTTCTATGATACTGATATTTGGTCTACAGAGGGAGAGAAACTGGTTGGTAAGATTCCAAAAGGCTATCTTGTTTATGGGGAACTAGTTGGTTGGACTGCTGACGGTGCGCCATTGCAGAGTAAGTACACATACCAAGTGCCACAGGGTCTTGCAGAGCTATATGTGTATCGTGTTGCAACAATTAACCCAGAGGGTGTTGTTTTGGACATGAGTTACGACCAGATTGTAGAGTTTTGTCGCGACCGTGATTTAAAGGTTGTTCCGTTGCTGTGGAGGGGGAAATATAAAGACTTCAAGCCAGAAGAATGGGCTGACTTTGCTGGCCATGAAACACTACATAGATATAAAGAGGACGGCTATCCACAGGCTGTCCCATTAGATAAAGATACTCCATGTGATGAGGGCGTAGTAATTCGCGCAGAGGGGATTGCTCCATTTACACTTAAATGCAAGAGTGCGACATTTGTTGGTCATGACAACCAAGCAGTTGCCGATGGTACCCTTGATATGGAAGAAGAAGGAAAAGTTGAATAGACATGACAGAAAGACTACAAATGCTTATATTGCGCGGCCTTCCGGCTAGCGGTAAAACAACATATGCAAAAAAGCTAGAAACAGAAGGCTGGGTACGGGTAGAAAAAGATGAAATTAGAAAAGACAAAAGGTTATTTAAGGACGGACAGTACAACTATAAACGTGGTGACGAGTCGATTGTACTTAAAGAGCGTAATCGCATTATACGAAACAGCCTTGCAAGTGGCAAGAACGTCGTCAGTTCAGACACAAATCTCAATCCCAAGCACGTTAGCGGAATATCATCAATTGCGCGAGAATTTGGAGCAAATGTTAGGACAAAAGACTTCCTAGATATTCCAATAGCAGAGTTAATAAGACGGGACGCTAATAGAGAAAATTCAGTAGGCGAACAGGTGATTCGCAAGATGTTTAACAGTTTCGTGAAGACAATGCCCACGTTCTTGAAACACGACCCAGAGCTGCCTTATGTTATTGTTTCCGACCTGGACGGCACACTTACAACAGGGCCAAAAGATAGAAGCCCCTACGAATGGCACAAGGTAGGGAATGACGATATTAACTTAGGCCTTGCGCACATGCTAGATGGTATCGCTTTGATAGATTACGCTAAGTTGTTTATTTTTAGTGGCCGGGATGAGGTGTGTCGCCCGGAAACAGAGGCCTGGTTGGAGAAACACGACATTGAATATGATGAACTCTATATGCGCAGGACCGACCATGTTGATGAGAACGGCGGTCAAGTTAAGGATACGCTCGTCAAAGCAGATATGATTGAACGGTACATTAAGGGGAAGTATAATATTCTTATTTGGTTCGATGACCGCCCACAAGTAGCCGACATGCTTCGTGATGTTTATGGTATAAATGTAGCCCAGTTTGGGGATGTAAACTATAAATTTTAGTGCAAAAAGCTCTTGCTTTTTTGTCGCAAAACCACTACAATAGATAGTATGAGTAAGATACTATATGTCGTGCTGAACAAAGAACTAAATATGAGCGCTGGCAAGGCAGCAGCACAAGCTGTTCATGCAGCAATGTCATTGCAAAATGCAGGTGTTGGGTTCGCCGATAACTACAAGCGAACAGTAATTGTACTTGAAGCAGAAAACTCTGAGCAGATTCGTAATCTAGAGGAATATCTTAACACTGCCGAGTTATTTTCTATGAAATATATTGACGAAGGTGTTAATGAAGTTAGCGCTTATTCCATTACGGCTTTGGCGGTTGAACCCATTGACCATGATGATGAAGAAAAGCGAGAAATATTTGCTCCGTTCAAGTTATTTAGTGGTGACGGTAATAGTTACAGGGATGCTTATAAACACTTGAGTCGTGTGGCTAATGGGTTCCAGTTGTTCGACGGAGTTAGCACGGTAGATGACACGCCACGTTGGATGAAAAAAACATTAGAATTTCTGGAGTCTAGAATATGAAAATATTAGATAATGGCGAAAAATGTTTTGACGAGAAGGTTTTCAAGGTTGAGGTAACTGGTCGCGAAGTGGCGCATATATATGCCGCCTTGATGAACCTTGACTGTAACGACTTTAATAGGTCTATAGGCTACACCAGCTACTGCGGTGAACATATGTTTGACACTGACGAGATAGATGCTGAATCATGGTATGAACTAATACAGAAAGGTAATAATGGCGTATAATTACTGGAAAATGATGGACAAGGTTGGTGTGGCTATTTGTTCGCGCGAACCCGAAAAATGGCGAGGTAGAGAACAGTTTAGTGGTTATATATTTGATGCAGATGATAATGATTCTCGTGTAAAGGCTGAGGAATGGGCACGTCGTTATGAAAACAAGTATGATAGCAAAAAAGAGACTATTGTGTATGAACCCAACGTACATACATTTGATAACAAAGGGTTTATAGTCACAATTTTAGATTCTGCTGGCGGTTCTTCGCAGGGTGGTCGTCTTTCATTCTGGAAATGTAGGGTTGAGAAAGACGGCGTAGAGTTCATCGTCGGCGTTAATGATTCTATCCTTGCAGACCTTATTCGTAATAGTGATATGAAGAATGGTCGGGTAACAGAAGGTGTTATGTTTGCCCGTCGTGGGGGGCAGCCAGGGTTTATCCATGAAGGTATGGAAGCTTACAAAGAGGCTATGGCGGATATGCAGCAAAAGGCTAATTTAAAGAAGGCTAAAAAGACTTCTAAGTGGGAGATTGGTGGGGTGTATTCTACCCTTACCCAGACAGATATATGTATTGGTGAGGTGTGGGACACTATGGAAGAGTATAGTATAGAAACTAGACAGCCATGGTCGTACAATCGTCGTGAGACTAGATGGAGAAAGTTGGATAAGCCTGTTAAGGTTTTTGCATGGATACATTTCTATGATTCTAATAGCGACAAAGAACCAATAAAAGACCTTGCTGAATTGCTAAGAAAAGAACTAGATAGTAGCTATATACACTTTTACACTGGTAAGCCACCAGCTCGTCACAAAGTGCGTCAATTAGAGGTCAAGAAGAGTGACCTAAAATTGATTGACCAGTTATTGGCAAAAAAGAGAGAATATAATTCTTTCTATGCTGAGAGTAATGTTACTGGTCGTTACGTTCGTGAAATAAAGTCTTAAAAAACTCTTGCGAAAACGCTTAAACTTCTTTATAATAGAGGTTAAGGTAGAAAAAATGAAAAGAGATTTTAAGAAAATAGCAGAAGAACAGCGGCCAGGCGGACTAGACATTATATTAGAGGGCGTTACTGGGTCTGTAGCCTACGGGCTAGATACGAAAAATTCTGACATTGATATTAAAGGCGTGTATGTTCTACCAACAAGCACTGTCTTGTCCCTTAACTTTAACCCGGCAAAAACCACAAAAGACCATGTAGACCCAGACTGGGTATATCATGAAGTGGGAAAATTTATGAAATTAGTGGCTAATGGCAATCCTACTTTCTCAGAATTGCTGTGGCTTGACGACTATACTGTTCTTACCCCTGTCGGTAAAATACTTGTCGAGAACCGAAAGAGCTTTTTGTCTACAAGGGCAGTTATGAATGCATATAGAGGGTATGCGCTTGGGCAAGCAATGAAGTTGAGCAAGCGACAGGCAGAGGGCATGGAAGGTTACGATAGCTCTATGAAGAATCGTTTTGCAAAGCATACCCGCCATTGCTTCCGCCTGTTGCTACAGTGTCGCCAGCTCCTTGAAACTGGTGAACTTACGGTTCGTGTCACGCCAGAGCAGCGAGAATGGCTGTTCAAGATGGGGGAACAAACTCCAGAAACAGTCGTTGATACATTCATAGCCGAGGATAGCAAGCTGGAAGATATTACCTCTGTACTGCCAGATGAACCTAATTGGGCAGAACTTGATAAGATATTGTACAGTATCAGAAGGGTTAATGTTTGATGGAGGACTTTCCAGCGCCGCATGAGTTGAACCCAGAAAGCCAGGACGAGAAAGTTCTATATTGGGCCAGTGTCACACTCTCAAACTATATCAAGGTTGGCCATTACAGACCTGGCATGTGGGACCAGTTAATGAGGTGACTATGGACAAAGAAGAGAGGCTAAAAAAGTTAGTCGAGAAGCGAAAGGTCCTTACGGAGGGGTTATCAGAGATGAAAAGAGAAAGGAACCTCCATAGTAAGAAGATTGATGCTATAAGCCATAAAATGAAAGAAACGGTACAGGCTATAAAGCATATATCTCAATCTATCGGCCAGCTAAAAGGAGAATATTCAGGAGTAAAAGTTTCCGGCAAAGTATCTGACCATGCAATTGTAAGATACTTAGAAAGGTACAAGGGTGTAGATATGCTGGATGTTGTTAGCGAAATACTTGAACACCCAGATAGGCGGTATTCCGACGACGGTATGGTTACCACTATATATCCAGACGACACACCAATTATGGACGCTGAAACAAAAAAGGACGTAAAACACATATTAATGAGGCACAACAAAAATGGAAAAAGCATTAGCAATACAAAAACAAGTAATTGAAATCCTCGGAACTGATGAGGTGTATCTTGTTGGCGGTTCTGTTCGTGATGTAGTTATGGGAAATGAGCCAAAAGATTACGACTTCACTACTTCTATGCTTCCTGATGATATTGAGGCTAAGGTAAAAGAGGCTGGACGTAAATCCTATGCAATCGGCAAGAAATTTGGCACTATTGGGTTTAAGGTGCCATATGTGGTAACTGTCAACGAAGAGTACTACAGCGAAGAAGACGAGGTGAATGAGGAATATTGGTCAGAAAAGACAGTATATGAGTACGTTGAAGTAACAACCTTCCGCTCAGAAGTATACACTAACAAGTCTCGCAAGCCAGAAGTCCAGTTTGTGCCTTCTTTAGACGAAGATTTAGCTCGTCGTGACTTCACTATGAACGCCATGGTGCTTCGTCCAGATGGAACAATCTATGACCCATATGGTGGCAAGTTGCATATTCACTCTAAGCAGATTGTTACAGTCGGCAATGACAAGGATAGAATCCAGGAAGACCCACTGCGCATGCTTCGCGCTGCACGATTCGCTGCGAGATATGGCTTCACTATTGACCCTAACTTTATCGGTAAGGCTCGCCAGCTTGCAGACCGTATTTACGATGTGTCGGTGGAGCGTTGGGTGCAGGAGTTGGATAAGTTGTTGATGTCAAAGCATCGTGACACTGGTATTCTTGAGTTACAGAAAATGGGGCTTCTTGTCCGTATATTGCCAGAAATGGCTCTCGTGTTAGACATATACCCAGAATTTGAGGGGGTAGAATTTTTCGTGCCAGACATAGAATACACTGTGGATGAGGCGTGGAGGCAATTGCTGGGCTGGAACGGTTTGTCTTTCATAGATAAACCAAATGTTTCGCGTAACAAACTTACAAACTACATCAATGTCGGCGTTTCTCAGAGACTAAAGTTCTCCAACGAAAGAACGGACATAATACTTGACAACCATAAGAAGAAAAAGGTAGAATAAGAATATGGCTCCTGAAACACAAAAAAAAGAACGTAAGTATGTGCCGCCAAGTTGGATTGATGAAGAGTTTATTAAGACTCTATCGCCAGAGAAGCAGAAATATTGGGCTTATCGCATACAAGGCCACCCAGGGCAGGGTCCAAAACCAAAAAAGGCAGAAGTTAAGCCAACCGGCAAGGCCGTCACATATTTTGACAATGATGGTAATATGGTTACAAAGAACCGTGCAGCTCGTCGCCATAAGCCAGCCTCTGACCCGAAGTATACAAAAGCAACACATTCATTAAAGAAAAAAAGGAACAAGAGATAATGCCAAAAACACAAACAGAAAGAGTTACAGAACTAGAGAAACTATGCCGCAAAGTTATCCGCAAGGCGTTTAAGGACAGTACACTAGATTACACAGTGCAGATTAGTGCGAGTTCGCTTGAGCCTGGTAAAGTGAAATATGGCTTTATGATTAATGGGCTTAAAAAAGAGATTCAACCAGTCGCTATGTCTTTTTATACATATGACGAGTGTAAGAAAACACTTGAAGGTCTCCTTAAAACCGTCGATTATGTCGAACTTGAAAAACTGTTTCACCAAGGGCGAATTAATGTTTACAAAAACGCTATCTCTAGCCATGAAGATAGGCTGAAACATATAGAGGAGAACCCTGATGAGGTGCGCGAAGAAAATGAAATAAAAATGGAGGAAGTATAGTGGACAGCAGGAAAGAAAGCACCGCTACTAGGGTTGCAAGTGTCATTATTGGCGGATGTATTATTGCCATCATTGTAGCCGTAACATATAAGATTGTGCAATGGATTATTGGCTTTTAGCTAGTGTTGCAGTTTGGCGCATAACAAGAATGTTGTGGACAGAGCGCGGTCCGCTAGATATTTTTACAAAAGTTAGAGCAAAGTTAGCCCAGCGTCAAAAGCGAATGGGTGGAATGTTTGACTTAGTTAGTTGCTTTTATTGCCTGTCAATTTGGGTTGCAGTTCCGCTGGCACTACTATTGTCGGATAGTATTGCCACCTTCGTTATCAGTGTTTTTGCGCTAAGCGGTATAGCTTCCCTTTTACATGAGTTGATTGGTAAACTAAAATAAGGTATAATAAAGATATGGAAAAACCACGCATCGTAGAACAGGCTAAAGAGGCACTGGAGGGTGTAGTGAGAAAAATAGGGGGCGCTGTTGTTGTCGCGTTAGAGAACCATGACGACTCTATGGACGTATACGGAAGTGATGATATAGACTATGACTATGCAAAAGATGAACGCCTCTTTAGTGAGCAAGATATTAATTAAAATAAATAATGCCTTTGTCGGTACTCGCAGAGCGAAACGATTAGGCGTGAGACGGATTAAAGATGAAAGTAAATAACCCCAACAAGTTGCCCACAGCGCCTATTTCGGAGTTTGAGGCTAGCCAAGGCGAATTAAAATATTTATCAAATGAAAATTATGAAAAGCTAAAGAACGCAATCCTTGAAAATGGGTTTGACATACCTGTTGCGCAATGGACAGATGAGACTGGCCAGAAGTGGCTTCTGGACGGACACCAACGTAAACGGCTACTGACTAAAGAGGGCTGGGAAGATGTACCAATCCCTTACCTAACGGTTGAAGCTCCGGATATGGCAACAGCCATGAAGCGACTACTCCAAATCACCTCACAGTACGGAACTATCACGCAAGAGGGTATCGATAACTTTATCGCTACTTATGAATTGCCAGAGGCTGAGATATTCGAGACAACAAATTTTGATGGCATCCGTTTTTACGAATTAGGTGATGAGGTCCAAGGGCTAAAAGAGGATAGTCGTACACCGGGTGACGCTCTCGCAGACCAGGAATTGCGCGACTCTATGTCTGTCTCTTTGACCTTCGATAAAGCTTCATTCGTTGAGTTTATGACATACGCTAACTACTTCCGTGAAAAATATGGTGTCGAGACGGTCACTGATGCGGTAGTGCAGGCAGTTAAGGACCAGTATGAAGAAGCTATACGTTAATCTAGCGCAAGCCCCAAAAAACACCAAAGAACTCCTTAGCCAGAAAGCTCTAGAGAATAACGACCCGATAATTGACGAAGACACAGTTATTATCGAGGAGACCACTGGTGAGACACTTGTTATTTACAAGGATAACGAAAGTGAAATCGACACGACTGGTATGATTGACGCTTTGGCTGGCGTAAAGTTTTCTGTGAACAAGCGAACAAACGGGCTTGTTACCCAATCTGAGATTATTGGCTATCGACCGCGTATGGTTGGTTTGGCCGGTAAGAAAACATGCTCTAAGACTGCCTTTGGAAATAAGTACAAGAGTATTGAGGACGAACTTTTCCATGTGGCCCATATCGCTGAGGAGTTGTATGGTAAATTTGCTCCAGAAAGGTACCAAAACCACTCTGAACTTGCCGCTAATGTTCGTGGCGAATATTTGATGCCAGAGACCCATTTCACAAGTGGGATTATCAACAAGAACAATCCACTTAAATATCACCTTGACACTGGTAATTTTAAAAATGTGTTCTCTATTATGTTGGGCCTCAAAAAGGATGTTAAAGGCGGGTATCTCCATGTACCAGAACTACAGGTGAACTTAAAAATTAGCAATGGTTCACTATCTATGTTTGACGGGCAGCGCTTTGTCCATGGTGTTACCCCTATGCGCGGTACAAGCCCTAGCAGTTATAGGTTCACGATTGTTTTCTACTCGCTTGTACAAATGTGGAACTGCCTAGAGACGTCACTCGAAGTTGCAAACGCTAAAAAGGCAGAAGACAGAAAGCTTGAGAAACTATTACATATGATCGAAGAGGAGAAGGCTAAAAGTGCAAATAGCAATTCCTAGCTACCGTCGTAGTCATACGGTATTTGAGAAAACAATATCAGCGTTAGTTCGCAGCGGTGTCCCACTTGATAATGTTACTGTGTTCATATCTGACCCAGAAGAGCATGATGCCTATGTTAGTGGCACTGGCAATATGGTGAAAGTTGTCGATTCTGTTCCGACTTTGGCAGGTAATAGAAACTTTATCCTTGACTACTACCCACAAGGTGAGAAAATATTGTTCCTGGATGACGATATTGTTTCCTTTGAGAAGTTAAGCACAGACGGCAAACGACTCATACCAGATACTAATGTGCTTGCCTTCGCGGAGAAAGGGTTTGACTGGTGTGAAAAACAGGGTAAGAGCTTATGGGGTATCTATGCAGCTCGTAATTATTTCTTCATGGATAATGATGTGACAGAAGGACTGCACTATATTATTGGGTCGTGTTACGGTATTATTAATCGCAAAAAAAGCTTCCAGCGTGTTGAATTTGACGAAAAAGAAGACTACCTCCGTACACTAAAACACTTCGACAAAGAAAAAGGTGTGGTCCGTCTGAATTATATTACCGTGAACACTGCATATTATAAGGAGCAAGGTGGCATGCAAGAAACTCGCACCAACGAGCGTGTTGAGCGTTACGCAAAGATACTTGCCCAAGAATACCCAGACTATTGCAAGGCTTATGTTAGTAAGGGCAAGGGGACATGGGAGCTACGTCTAGCTACTTCTACCTACAAGAAGAAACTTCTTGAAACTATTTAGTGCGCGCCCCTACAGGCACGCCCAAGGCGTAGTTCGGACAGTAGTCTAGCTGTCGGGTACTGTACAGATTTGTAGTAGTTGCAATGCGAACAACAGACCCTCAAGTTTTTGTAGGCATTAGTACCATAGAACCTCCCAAGCGGGACAAAGTGGTCGGTGTGCCAAGCGCCGTCGATTCTATGCCGACAGTAAAAGCATAACCCACCCTGTTTTCTATATTGATAAACCCTCCACCTCTTAAATCCGGGGGTGAGTTTTTTTCTTTCAAACGCTTCTCGTTTACGCCTTAGAGTCGAGGGAGAAACAATTTGTAAATTCTTTTTAGTGTCCTTCTTCCAGACACCTCGCTTATCTTTATACCACATAATCCAATAATATCAAAAAACCTAAAAAGGTTATAATTGAAATAGACATGGGGGTGTCTGTTAAAATAGAAATATAGAAGCTCCACAGCCCTCACTGTCGGAGCTTTTTGTTTGAGGGAACAAAAATGAAAACAAAAATATGTATCAAATGTGATAAAGAATTCAGACCACACGGGAGACATTTGAAGTGTCGAAAGTGTCAATATAATAAAGCCTGCTTAGATTGTGGAAAAATGTTTGGATTCAAATCTGTTAAGAACGTACGTTGTAGAGAGTGTAGGTACAGACTAGAGGGTAAGATTATTAGGAACGGCGTGGACCCAGAAGGGTACAAGAAGATATACCACGAGGGCAAGTACCAACGTGAACACCGTGTGGTCATGTCTAAGCACTTGGGAAGACCTTTATTGCCTAATGAAAACGTTCACCATATCAACGGAGTCAGGGACGACAATAGAATAGAAAATTTAGAGCTATGGGTCAAGCCACAGCCAGCTGGCCAGCGAGCTAAAGACATTTATAGGTGGGCACTAGAAATGGTAGAGCTTTACAAAGACTTATAACACCATTAACCTTGTAGTACATATAACAATAATAGCAAAAAAGGCTTGCGTTTTTTTGAGAATAGGAGCATAATTGGAATTAGCAACTAAGAAAGGCTTTAAATGAATTACGAACTACACGAAAAATGGAACGATATGGACTTCGGGGGAAGCGCCCTTGTTGGTACATATATCATCCCACGAGATGAGTTAGTGAAGCGGTTCGGCGAACCAACCCAGGTTAACGGTCAGCGCATTAAAGAGCGTTGGTTGTTTAAGTTTGAAGATGGTACAATAGGCACTATATTTAATGACGTAAAAATGCGTCGCATGAAAGAGAATGAATGGTGCATTGGTGGATTCGGGCATATGGACAAAAAAACGAAAGAAAACATATCGTATCGCACGATGAAAGAGATGCTTGATCGTGGCTAATCGTAAATTGGTGGGCGAACTTGTCGAACTCTATTATGAATTGGACGATACAATTAGCACGATGGAAGGTAGTCTAAGCGGTGAGAATATCACCGAATTGCGTAATCTACAGATAAAACTAGACAAGTTGTTAACAAACATAAGCAAACGCTGGGCCAAGGGCAAGAGAGCCAGGGGCTATGTACCAGTAAAACTAATAAAAGAAGAAGACTACACTACACATATTCCCGTTAAGTTTGTATAATAGGAGTATGGCAAACCACAAAAGTAAAGCAACACACCGCAGCAAGAAGGGGTGTGGACTGTGCGACACAGATAAGCGCACGGGCAACCACAAAGAACGCACTAAGCCAAAGTATCGTCTTGATAAGAAGGATGTGCAATAATGGAAACAAAAACAGAAGGCGAACCAGCCACAGAAGCAGTACCAGTTTATGTTGACCCGGAAGCCGTGTAAGCATTGCGGTTCAATCTGGCACAGCAAAAATAAATGCTCCGAACGTCCAAAACAGCCTCTCCCTGAAGGTTTTATACAAAAACGTACACAAGTGCATCTTTCTGCACAAAACGCCTCAGAACGGCTTAGAACGCGTCACAGGAGTATTTCTGATAGAAGTGTATTAATAAAGGAGGCTGATAGAGTCCACTCTGCCTACATTCGGAGCATTAGCAATATTTGTTATACCTGTGATCGTACGACAGAGGGCATACAAAACGGGCATTTTATGCCACGCAGGTACCTCAATACCCGCTGGGACAATATGAATTGCCACCCGCAGTGTAATGACTGTAATGTTACTAAAAGTGGCAACCTTAAAGTATACGAAAAAAGGCTCCGGGTAGAGTATGGCGATAGTGCGATAGACGCGCTAAAAAAGCGGGCAAAGAGCGGTAACAAAGTAACCGCAACAGACATTCAAAAGGTCATAGACAATTATAGGGTTGCGTTTTTTTGAAAAAGAGCGCATAATTGAAAGTGCCTTAGCAGGCAGCAACACTCCGTTGCACTCGCTAATGGCCTTTCTTAGAGGAGCCACTTTAATTAGTGGCTCTTACCTTTTGTTGACAATTCTACACTATCCTCCACCTACCGCATGTGATATTATAATAATAAGAGCGTTGTGGTAGCATAATAAGCTTCCCTACGGCTAATGCACCTAATAGGCTGGAAACGGTAGACACCCCACGGAGTAACCATGAACGGGGGGTTGATGAGCAGAAATGCTCCTATGGAGTTCAATGGACGATACAACAGACTAAACTAGACAGGCACATGTACACTAGTAGGGTCGTCCACATGTCGGTAAAGTTCCCGAAGGGGGATCCCGACCCACAAACTACGCTCAGATTGGTGGATAGAAGAAGCCAATCGAACAAAACACCTCTTTAGCGGGGGGTGTTTTTGTTTTACGCTTGCGTTTTTAGCAAAAATGAGCTATAATTAGCGGCATGGAAACATACGAAGCACACGCAGAATACATCCTTAGCGCCCAGAGGGATGCTGAATTTCAATCTACTGTCCTTTGGGTATTGTTCACGTTGTTTGTTATAGCACCGATAGTTTGGTTAATTATTTATATACCTATCGCAATAGCGAGACAACCAAAGTGCCCAAACGGGCATGGCAGTAGGTTCATGGAAGAGAAATGGAAAAAGGTAAAAGAGGGCAACATAACCAGTATGGAAAGAGTTATTGTTTGTCGTGAGTGTGGGGAGGAAATATAAATTGAAGGTTGTAATCGCACTGTTCGCTGTGTTTGTATTATTTATTTTAGCTCTATCGCGAGGTGAATCAGGAACATTCCCAAGATACACCGATAATGCAATGACAATCCAAAACCAGATGGCACTTATAAACGAAGAAAGGCAAGACAAAGGCCTAAAAGCGTTGCTTGAGAATAAAAAGTTAAACGACTCAGCTTGTGAAAAATTAGAAGACATGGTTGAACACAGCTATTGGGCGCATATAAGCCCTAACGGTACAAGGCCGTGGCATTGGTTCAAGAAAGTCGGTTATAGTTATAGATACGCTGGCGAAAACTTGGCGTACGGGCAAGACAATGTTAAAGAGCTTATAAGTAGCTGGATGGAATCACCGACCCATAGGAAAAATATACTGTCTAAACAATACAAGGAGCAGGGTGCGTGTACCAGCTATGTAGATTTTCTCGGTATTGGCGAGAAGACTTGGTTGACAGTTTCTCACTTTGGAACACAATCTTAGTTACTTTCTATAACAATTTGTGAAAAAAAGCTTGCGTTTTTTTGAAAAAAGGCGCATAATTAGCCGTATAAGTAACTAAGAAAGGCTTATAAATGAAAACAATAACAGTTGAATATCCATACCAGCAGGATATTGTTGTCAAAACTGAAGCGGAAGCTAAGGCAATGGGGTATAAACGGGCGATGGTCCGTCACATTCCAGTAAACAGAGAGTATAAAATTGTCGTAAAGCAAGTTAGCCGTTTAGTCCAAGAGGAATTCATGGACGCTGCTGATTACGAAGCAGAGATGGAAGAGAAGTGCCTAAAACAAACTGGGTTAAGCCGTTCCGCTTACCAAGCTAGGTATAAGAGGTCATGGAATGAGTAGTGATTTGTCTAAGGTAACTAGGTTAGAGGTCATCGACCATACTGCATGCCCTTCCTGTAAGGGTACTGGGAGAATAGATGTTGAAGGAGCTTTTAAGGGGCTTGAGTGTCCAGCGTGTCATGGTACAACAGCCATTGGGAGGCAGGTTATATTGAACGACCCAAGTAAGAAAATAGAAGGCTCTCTTCAAGACGATGGCCGAACATTAAAAATATTTATAGACGGGAGGGATTAAGTGCCGGCAACATATAAAGAAGAAGATGTACAGGAAGCTATGGAGATTGGTGCAGCAGGTGGGCAAGTTGCTATTGCAGAATATATATTAAAAGCTTACTCGAGCCAAATGGGCCATAGGTTAAGGGAATTCTTAAATGTTGTCGCTGAACAACAATATGTCAAATTGGGCGATAAGCTAGACTCACCTTCAGAGGATATTGCGCTAAAGGTGAATGAAGTTATAGATAGTCGAATTAAAAGCTAAAAAGCTTGCGTTTTTCTGAAAAAAGGCGCATAATTGAGGGTATAAACAACAAAAGAGAGGGTATAAAACGTGGCAGAGCAAAAGAATGTTAAAAAAGTAGTCGATAAAGCGCTTACTACTTTGACAAAAGAGTTACCAGAAACCGTAAAAGACAACAAAGGTGCAGCCATTGGAGCTGTTTTGGGGTATTTTCTTGCGGATAAAGTAGAAGAAAACAAGGGCTTGTTAACTGGAGTTCTCGGCGGACTTGTAGGGCATGTTGTTGACGAAAAAGTCAAAGAAAAAAAAGATAGGGAGGTATTCTAATGGGTAGGACTAAAGACGCCCAACAAGCGGTTATCGATGCTAAAATCCCTTCTACTATACAGGCTGGGCTTGAGGCTCTAGCGAAAGGGCTTGGTGTTGCCGCGATTGAATTGTGGTCAATTTTTGTAAGACAATATGTTGTAAAAGGTGTGACTGAGCTATTCACGGCGTTAGTCTTAGTTGGGTGCGGTGTTTTCCTGACTACTGTTGTTGGTTACTGGTCTTTAATCGCTTTTGCTGCAAGCTTACCCTTCTTCTACGGTACTATCCTACTGCTCGGTAATCCAAAGTATTATGCTATTCAAGATATTACACAGAAAATAGACGAATTGAGGTAGCTAATGTTTTTACTAGAACGGCCATTAAGGAAGAGACGGGAAAAGATAAACAATTGGAACAAACAGGCTGACGCTTGGGCTGCGGAGATGAATGAAAAATATGGAGGAGAATACGACAGAGACACATACGAAAGAAGGTCAGGGACGCGCCCGTACAGGCCGATTGGTGAGGTTTTCACTGTGGTATTTGTTCCTGCTGGTATTATTGCAGTTGTGTCGCTTGTTATAGTTTATATTTTAACAAGACCACCGAAACCAGTTGACCCAGACAACCCAAATGATTGTAAAACGGTAGTGAAAAAGGGCGACGATGTTGGTATTATTGCTGGCGATTTTAACGGTAGTAAGGGCACTGTTATCCAGCAGGAGGATGGTGGCTGTGCTATAACGCTCACACTTACGGAGTCTACATACACGATGAAGCGTTGTAAGGAAATAGATTACGGCTATTGTACTGATGTTAGAGAGGATGGTGAAATATTAAAAATAGACAATAGTTCAGACGTAGTAAAATTATAAAAACAAAAGTTATAGGGGTAAGGGACCATGACAAGAAAAGATTATTACTTAATCGCAGAAGCAATAAAAAAATGTGCGAGCTTAGGCCAGGATAACCTGCTATATGTTGCGGATATGATAGCAATTGACCTACAAAAGGACAACCCGGCATTTAAGTACGAGCTGTTTGTGAAGGCGGCAGGTGTGACGCAGGAAACACTCGACAGGGCTAAGGGGGAACACGGTGAGTAAGAAAGTATTATTCCTAGATATTGATGGTGTTTGTAACAGTGCCAAATTCGCTGCTGTCACGAAGAACCGTGGAGTTCTTGGTATAGACCCATATGCAGCATTCCTGGTCGGTAAGATACAGCTAGACACAGGGTGCGATGTGGTTCTTTCTAGCACATGGAGGCTACTGAAAGAGAGCAGGGAAGATGTCCGTAGGCAGGTGGTGGACTTCGTTGGTGTAACCCCAGACTTGCGCGGTAAAGACAGGGGATACGAAATTGAGGCGTTCCTAGATAACCACGAGGAATATACTCGTTATGCAATCTTGGACGATGATATGGACATGTTAGCATACCAAGCACCAAACTTTTTCAGGACTACTTGGCAGGAAGGCTTGACGCCAGAAATAGCGAAAGCAGTAACGGAGCATTTAAATGCGTAAAATAATAAAAACATACACCTTGGATTGGGAGAAAGGGCAACTCCTAAAAGAGTTACTCGATGTACAAAGATTGCCAGAACTAATAATCATCGAGGGGGTTGAAGATGAGTAATTATATATTTGTAGATGTAGAAGCACTAGGCACAAGCCCCGTCAACGGGACGATGACTGAGTTCGGAGCCGTTCATAGAGACACTTTGCAAACATTTCACGGCAAACTGTTTGAAGGTACTCCAGACCCAGACAACCCAGCTGTGCCAGTCGTAGGAGACAGGATAGACACAGACGATAACGTAGCTTCCCGATTTACCACATGGCTCAAAGAGGTTTGTAAGAATGATCGGCCTGTATTTGTTTCTGACAATGTAGCCTACGACTGGATGTGGATTGCTGGTATGTATGACAGGGCTGGTATGTACAACCCATTCGGGCATAGTGGGAGAAGAATATCTGACTTTTGGGCTGGACTCAATAATAACTTTGGGGAGACTCAGAGTTGGAAACGATTCCGCCAAACTAAACATGACCATAACCCCGTTAATGACGCTATGGGTAATGTCGAGGCGTTTGAGTATATAGTTAAAATAGCCAAGAAGCAGAGAGAAGAAAGAAATGAAACTTCCGCACGGTAAAGAGTTAGTACAGTTCCTGCCTATATCTGACCTGTACACAGAATACAACGGCCACGACAGGCTAATGGTATTCGCAGAGAAGGGCTTGGCTTGCGTTTCTTGTAACCGTGTGGGGACATTTCTAGCCGTTGGGCAGGAAATGCCTAGTTATAAGCGATATAAGAAGCGTGGAACTGTTGGGGCTTATCATATTGACCTATACACAGATGATTTTGTACTTATGACTGTTGACCACATTATTCCAAAGGCTGTATGCAAGCAGCTGGGGTGGACCGCCGAACAAACGGAACATTTAGACAACAAACAACCTATGTGCGACCCCTGTAATGGCAGTAAAAGTGATAAACTAGTTACTACAGAACAAATGAAGGCATCGCGCCCTCAAAAAAATATTTTAAGAAAGGGCGAAGGGGCTATATGGGATTTAATCCCTAACATACATCGCTTACTAGGAGACCCATCATGAAATCACCATATTCTACAAAAATAGAAGAAAGACCGTATAGAGAAATTCCGCCGGAAGAAGAGAATCTTATGCGTTCTGGCTATGAATTTATTGGCTGGAACATAGAAGCGACTAGCAATAAGAAGCTTGGAGATTGCATAAACAAAGCGCATTGCTATCATAGCGCTTTCCCCAATGCTTGGAAGAGTGTCCAACACACACCTTCTGGTGATGATATCACTCAGTGGTGTACAATTTGTAGTATTTATTGGAAGGTCGATATGAGTGAATAAACATTGCTTTTTCGTCTAAAAAAGAATATAATTAAAACATAAGGGGTATAATATGAACAAAAGAACTAAGAGAGAAATTTTTGAGGCTAAGCACCAAAAACAAGCGCTGGCTATTGTGTTAGCTGTATGGTTTGGTATGCTAGCGCTTATTGCAGTATTTTGGATAACAGTCATAGTCGGTATTGTTTGGCTGGTGAAATGGGCTTGGGGTGCGTAGATGAGTTATTATTACGACCACGAGACTGACTGTATAGAACGTCGTATAGATTATGACCTATCATCAGCAATGAATTATGCCATTACGGACACAAAGGGCTTCGCATTAGAAGATGTAGCCTATGTACTTGCTTACTTGCAAGGAGAGAATGATGGACCAGAATTCCATTGGGTTGTCGCTATGAAAGACCACACTTATGCGTATGTCAATGGTAGTTGTGACTACACTGGTTGGGATTGTCAGTCTTGGGGTGCTGTAGAGATGTGCGTGTCTTTAAGGGGTGCGTTATCTAAAGCCGAGGAAAGTGGCATAGATATAAGAAAACTATTAACAAAACAATTAACTGGAGAAGCTTCTTTTGGAGAAAGCACTCCTACGAGGGGATAATAAATGAGCGAACAATGGGGAGTAGGCGACCAAGCAGACGCTAAAGCGTTTGATACTGTGGCGGAAGGAGATTTAATTTTTGGCCAGTTTCCACATAGTCGCCGAGACAATAATATCTATTTAAGACGACCATCTGGCAGCATAGTTCCATTTGACGGTTTCCGCCGTTTGATTGATATTCAGATAGAGAGTAGTAACTACGAGAAAGAATCAGAACTGAGCGGTGATGAGATTCGTAAGAGTGTGGTCGGGAAAATTATCGTTGATGGCGTACCGCTTGTAGAAGTATTTGGGCGTGAACCACAGCGCGTTATGAAGAATCTTGATAGATTGATCGACGAGTATAGCGAGCATCCTAGTAATTGGTTCGACAAAAAGAGTCGTGAGGCGTTGCCTGGTAGAAAAATCTGGTATCACGACCAACCAGCTACCATTAAAAGCATCATTGAAAAACAGAATGCCGTCATTATTGAGACTGAGCCAGGGTTCAGACCGCCAACACGCGGTGATGACGACTTTGACTCTTGGGATGATTGGAAGGTAGATGGCCACTATGAGGTTAAGGATGATGTCCTAAGCCCACATATTTGGTGGTGGAGAGATTAGTGAAGATATTAGTCACTGGGCACAAAGGCTTTATCGGTAAGCATGTATTTCGTATCGCGGAGGAGAGAGGACACGAGGTATATGGTGTTGATAGGAAGCTTGGTTCATATCTTAGTGGCACTAATGTGTCAAAATTTGATGTTGTGATTCATCTTGCGGCAGATATAGATATAAAAGAATCTTTTGAGAATCCGTGGAAGTATGTTGATAATAATATCAGTAACTTAAAGTGGCTATCTAGTGCTAAACGTGTCGTGTTCGCCTCCTCCGCAGCGGTATATGGCAGGTTCTCCCCCTATGGCTATACGAAACGGCTAGGAGAGGTTCTTTTACCAGAAAATAGTGTTTCGCTTCGTATGTTTAACCCATTCGGTCCAGGGGAACGCCACGAGCCAGAAACTCATATTGTACCACTACTAGCGGAGAGTATTCTAAATGATAAGGAATTAACTCTCTACATGAGAGGTGAACAGATACGAGACTTTATCCATGTGAAGGATGCAGCGTTGGCGTTTGTTATTGCGGCTGAATCCGATATTGTTGGAGACTACCAATTAGGAGACACTCATCTTTCCATACGGCAGGTTGCCGACCTTATGGGAGCTAAGTACGTTCTAGACGACTCGAAGCGCGACGAAGGAGATACTGGCGCTCTTATGAGCAATGGTAGTATAGAACTCAAAAAAGATACATATTGGCGACCAACGCATGATGTTAGAAAAGAGTTAGAGAACTGGAGGGAGTGGTATCATGCAGTTAAATAAATTATACTGGCGCTGGAGTCCAGACGGGAGTGTTTGTTATGTACCGAAGCCTTTCTCCTGAGCAAAGAAAAGAACTTGAGGATGAGCTTGCTGATATAGAAAAGCGTCGCGTCGAAATAAAAAAAATTCTCGCGACTATAGCGGTGGAACTAAAGGAAGATTGGTGGTAAAAATTGTTAACAAAAGGCTTGCGTTTTTAGGCAGAAAGGCGCATAATTGAAGTTAGGAAAGAACATTGACAATTAAGCGTAGTAGTGCTGGTAGTAAGGCAAAGAGATTAGGCACAGACCGATTCGTATAGTTCAACGCTAGAACAGCCGTACCATCCATACGGAAAACGACGTGTAAAACCCACGAGCGAATCAGACGGGAGTCAGGCTAGCCCTAAGAGGTATTTGCTACTAGCACCATACGCTTAATAAGTACATTAAAACCAAATATACCATACTGGTAAGTAGCAAATGAGTCACGATAGTAGTTCTAGCAAGGATCGCAACCTCAATCTCACTCCCTGCACGACAAAAGAGTTACTTGCCAGCATTGTGTACTTGGTACGCAGTAATCATTAATAATTGAGCATAGTGTGCTGGCTTGAAGGGTAATATTTCGACCATAGAAAAGCCTTGGGAAGGGGCCGTCGAGCATCCGGTATAGCTTTCAAGCTGGCACAGTGCGCTTATAGGGGTGCATATAATTTAACAATATAACACTAATGGGGTATGTAGTTTTTTGGGGATCCTTACTAAAACGTCATTCGGCCCCCACGCGTTTTCGAGCTGGCGCATTACCATGTTTGTCGCCTTATGTGACGTGTACCCCGTTGGTGCTATGTTGTTAGAACTGATAGATGTCAAAGGTTGTCTATTTTTTAAAGACAAAATATGAAAAAAAAGCTTGCGTTTTTAGCAAAAATGAGCTATAATTAAAGTATAAAGAACTAAGAAAGGCTTTAAAAAATGACATACACTATAGGTTTGTACAACTCGGAAGACAAGAACGACGAAGTCTACTGGGATGTTGATAAGGTGGCTACTCAATACGACATTAAAATCAACGATACGGACATAGTAGATTGGGGCGGTGCGAACCTCTATGAAATTTCTGGTAAAAAAGAGAATTTAGAGAAATTCGCTACTGAATTTTGTCTCGCTGCAAACTTAGCAGAATTGGTGGGTGAATAATGAACTACACCGTTAAACATATAATCAACATCAGCGATCTAGATATAGAGGATATTATGTCCAGCGCCCTAGCAGGAATAATCTATTGGTCCGATGATATAAAGGTACAAGGGCGTATAAAGCCTGAAGATAAAGATATGTATCTTACTGAAGCTTTAATCCGCGGCTATGGTATTAGGATACGAGACGCCGAAGAAGAAAAATACCATACCCTAACGCTTAAGAAATTCTTAAATGGTATCGCACTATACGGTAAAGACAATTTTGACGACTGGGATATGTACGATGTGGACACAGTAATACAGTTCGCATTATTTGGAAAGCAGGTGTATTCATGATTGAACCTCTTATAATCCTGATCGCCCTTTTGCTATCGCCGATTGTAGGCTTTAGGCTTGGGTACTTAGCTGGCAAGAAAGATGATAAGGGCAAGTAATTATGAGCAAGCCTCTTTATAAGGAGTTAGGGCATCATAGGATGTACAATGCCTGTACAGAATCAATAATCCATCTAAGGTGGGGTTCATCTTCTATGCTATTGTCTTCTATCGTACTTTTATCTGGTGTCAACCCATTAATAGGTTGCCTACTGTTTGTTGTTGGCGCTATAGCTCAATATAAAGGCCTAATGGCTTGGCGCGATGTAATACGTTGCGAGAGAAATATTAAGCGAATGGCAAAAATCAGCAAAGGGTACAGAAAGTCTAGCAGCAAAACAAGTGTTGATGAAGGTATAAACTTTTACAAACAGGGTGTTAAATATGAGTGAAGAAAATAAACTATTTCTTCTTCTACTCTTTTTCGGCATCTCGTTGGTAGCGTCCATACTGGCCATAGTGTTTATTGTAATCCCAAAGAGTGCGCTAGTACAATCGATGGTAACGAGTGAGGTTATGCAGTTTCGCATTGATGTTAATAATTGCTATGAGAGCAACGGTTCGGCATATATAGCAGATGACAAAAAGGTATTTTGTACACCAGTAAAAAAGATCAGATAAAGTGGGTAAAGAGGGTGAAAATTATGAATATTTTTGAAAAACTGTGGTTCCGGGCAAAGACAGGCGCTAATATTGAAATAGCAAACGGCGGCAAGCCTATCGAACAAGTGACAATAGAGTGCAGAGGGTACTACCTATTTGTAGATTTTGATGTTGATAGTGGCGAGCCTACTGGTGATTTTGGGTGGTCAGAAGACCCAACAATGAACCCAACTGTACCGGTGAAAGACATCTTGTTCGCGGATAGGAGGGAAAGATGACTATTATAGATTATAACGAATACGTTTGCATGTTTAACTATTCTGATGGTTACGCAAACTATAAGCGGGGCGAGGTAATAACAATTGAAAGGATAGGTATTGGTGGAGGGGATAATCCGAGGCCATGGGTCTATCCAGTGTCGGGACATCCAATCATGCTCGAAGCTTTCAAATTCTGCTTTATATGGCGTGGTGATTGGGGTGGTAACGAGGCTGAAGAAGGATAACCACAATGACTAACACTAACGACACTAATGAGAAGACAATGAAGCGGATTGAGAGTGACATTAGAGCTTGTATATTCAACTACTACTATGATAGTTGGAAATACAGAATAGATGCAGGTGAGAAATATGATGCCGTTGCAGTAGAGTGTAAAGTCGCCGCCGAAAACATGCTATCTAAATATAGGTCTGCCCTTGAAACCCACTACGCACAGAAGTATGCAGTGGAAGGGGATGACGAACTGAAAGACGCTCTACATGACTTGTCAATATCAGTTGGTCAAGATGAAGAAACTGGCGAGTATATTTACTCATTCGAAGTATCAGAGTTAGCTGACTTTATCGCAGTAGAACGTAACAGGGCGATAGCTGAAGGTGAGTTGAATGTTTGGAGGCGACTGAGTACAGGCGACGGTCTATCTGCACACGATGGCTGCTTTGAGATACACCCAGATTATATTGATGAAGAAATCGGAACCTTAGAGGCTCAACTCAAAAAGGAAGGTACACAATGAGTAAACAGAATGGTATGCCGAATCAGAACGTTGTTGGCGATAGACGTTATACTATTACGCAACACTTTAATAATCAGAAATCAGAACAGGGGTACAAATTAGTAAACTGCTCTATGCTTATGGGACATACAGAAGATGAAATAACTTATGGTGATTATGATTGGGCGTTAAAAATATGTATCAAATACGATTTATATTTACCAATTAGCAACGATGAGTATTTCAACCCCAAAGATGATAGCTACTACGATAAATGGGGTGAAAAACTAAACCCAACTGAATATAGTGAACGGATAGATGAGCTGCTTGAACACGCATACAACGCAGGTTATTCCGTAAAAGGGGAAGCCCACGCAGCCATCATAGAAGCGACAAGAGAGCTAGTGCAGAGTGCGAAGCCAGGCTTAGGACTTGGCGCAATGTCTGCCAGGGAATTAAAGAATATGTCTCTTGGTGAGATGGGCGAATATACAGGTTATTGCAATGGTGTTACGGATTATCAGTCCAACCTCCTTGCCGCACTAACCTCTACGGAGGATAATCATGACAGCTAACACACAAGACGCAGAGAGGTTTGTAGAGGATATTCTTCTAAAGGTATATTTCCCAGAAGTTGATTTTGAAAAACACAATGCAAAAACAATGGCAAAATATAACAAATATATTCAGGAAGCCAAACAAGCCCTCCTCACCTGGTACTGGCAAGGGCGTTTAGAGGAGGTCGATGGTTTCAATAAAATACGGGTTGATATGCCGGGTGGAGCACAGATGTTTGCGAAACGGGTGTTTGACCGCATATCAGAAATCAAATCTAAACTAGAGAGTGAGGAGTGAGTATGGCAAAAGAATTAAAACAAGCATTAGAGGATAGAGCATTCTTCTATGTATCGCCGAATAATGACCTAAATTATTTGGATGATGGCAGTATACTTACGCCGAGTATAGGCGGTGGTGCAATATGTAAAGCTTATTGGGTGAAAGACAGCCCGCAACACGTCACCTTGCTATCCGAGGTTTATGAGACCAAGGATAAGATGAAAAACTTTTTACAAGGCTTTCTAGAACAAGGCGTTAATAGACACTCTGTTATTGAGTTGGCGGAGGGTTTTGGTGGTAGAGAATTTGCCGATGAAGTTGGTGGTTCGACCCCCTCTCACCAATCCAATAGTAAAGGAGAAAAGGAATGAGTGAAGCATTACAGGTATGTGCAATATTAAGTGGTTTTGTGTCTATGACTTCTGGTGTAGCAGCCATGTTAGCAGATAATTTTGGACAAAATAGCAAGGTGCCATTTAGGACGTTTATAATAACATTTGTGTTGACGTTAGTGTTTGTCGTTTTGAGTGGAGCAATATCATGACCCACAAACCAGATGAACAGGATTGGCTGGATGGAGTTAGGGAGCTTGCACACGAGACAATTCTTAAATGTAAGGATGGATGTTACTCGAGTGGTAGAAAGGCTGGAAACGAGCTTGAGGGCGATTATGGTTCGTGGCAGGATTGGGAAGACGTACTGGTTTCGTTTGCCGACCAACTCGCCCACTACGCCCCCAAAGAAAAATGTAGTGCCTGTGATGGTGACGGTAAAATGCGATGCAACAATCCAGACCATGAGTTCGATGTTGCGATTGGTGGTGAGGCTAATAGGCTGGGATGCCCCACATGTGACTATCCACGGAGTACCATAACAATAGATGATTGCGACGTGTGTGATGGTACTGGTATCGCCCCCAAGCCCATAGTAACGCCTGAGAGTGAAACATTTGTAGAGAAAATAAACCGCCTGAACGGTGAAATACGACAGGCAATAATCGAACATAGGAGGAATAACCCATGACTGTAACGCCTGACCCCACCACGAATGATAAACTACCCTCCTCACCCCACCAGAATACGCAGGATGTGGTGGAGACGCCTGATACTAGTGCAGAGCACGGAGCTGAAAGCTCTAGCGATGGGGAGCCTAGAAACGCACACAGAATCATAGGCGATTACACCTATCTGCTTGGATATGATAGACGGGACCTATACAAAAAATATTCTCCTACTGCTGAGAAGTGGATTGATGAACTAATCCATCAACAAAGAGCCGAGGCATATGAACAAGCAAAGCAAGAGTTTCGGGATAAGTTCGGCATAGACCCAACTAAAAAATATGATGTTAGGCACTCAGATACGGCTATTATCGCCCAGCTATCAACTAAACCTAAAGGAGATGAGTGATGAGTAAACTGACAACAGGTACAGGTGACTTTGATCCAGATGACAATTCGTTTCATATGACTATGACTAATCCAGAGAACAGGGACTTGCGTGAGGAAATAGAGGCACTATTCAATAGGGCTGGTTTAACGGTTAATTATGACGATGAAGAAGACCCAACTGCTCAACTAATATACGAAACGGTGGCTACCATCAACTCCCGTATTATAGAAGCCCTTGAGCGTATGAACGCAGTGATGCCAGATAAGCGCGATGAACCAGCTAAAAAAAGGGGGTATTATGCTGGCGGCAACGGACCTGTGAAGAACAGCTACCAAGTATACAGCGAGGGATGGAATGCCTACCGAAGCAGAGTAACGGAAGCCCTACAAGAAGAAAAGAAACGTTATGGAGGACGAGATGAGTAATGCATGGGAAAATGGAACAAAAGTAGAGTTTGCAAATAAAGTAATTGAAATACTAGAAGACTATGACACATGGATAAACCTCGAAGAAAATAAGGATGAGGCGTTTGATCGTATATGTCAAGCTGCGATAGCATCGCAAGGAGTAGACTTGGGATGACCAAAAGTAAAAGCATAGAAGAACAAGGATCATTCAAATCATACTTCGAGGCAAACTTCCTTGATGGTGATGATGTACATGACTGTGGTGGTGCAATGCTATCAGCAGAAGATGTGTATGAGATACTTGCGCCGTACATTGCCGAACAAGAAGCTGAGGCAGAGAGGCTGGCGAGGGTTGATGAACGCAAAAACATCAATGCCGACATGGAAGGTTTTAGGGGTAAGGCAAAACCAGATAGTGTTATGCGGAATGAAACTCGTATTACCAATCAAGCGATAAACATATTCAGAGGCATAAACAATAGGCGCATTGTCGAACTCACGAGGAAGGTGGGCAATGAAAAATGTCAGTAAGTTTAAGGTGGGGCTGTAGGTTGTGATTAGGGTAAATTGCATTAAAGCAGGCGACATAATAACAAGGTGCAGTGGCGCTAGATACAATATATTGTCTACGTTGAGAATACAGGGTCGTCTGTATATTATTTACCAGCATATCAAAGGTTCACACCCCAAGATAAACACTTTATCGCACCTTAATAGTTGGGGGTATTGGGTAGAGAAATGACACATAAGCACATATACCATTTTGTTAAGACATTTATAGGCGAGGGCGCACCAAAGGTCGTCGAGGAGGTGAGGAGGTTTGCCATGGGTGAACCGGAAATAATTATGAGACGCGACTACAGGTGTGAGTACGCAGAATTTGTATGTGAATGCGGCCATAAGAAGACGGTAGCTACACATACAGGAGAAGATAAATGATACACCGCGCAATAGCTGATAACATATGGATTCTCGTCTACGAGGATAAGGACGGTAAAGATTGTTTTGCTTTTTGGGGCAGTTGGGGGAACAGGCAAATCCGTTGGTACAAAACCAAGAAGCAGGCAGAGGAGCGCCTCGCCGAAGTGAAAAACTCTTCAAGGGGGAAGGACTTGCCAAATAATGTGAGAGTTGTAAAGTTTGTAATGGAAAAATAGGCAGTACTAAAAATGGGCTTGCTTTTTTTGTCTTTTGAGAGCATAATTAAACTTGATAAGCAACTAAGAAAGGCAAATCACAATGAAAACAATCAACTATTACCGGGCAACCGTCGATAATGAGTTAACAAGTTATGGCGACACAATTGGGATCGAGTGGGACCACTTTGACACAGCTATGGTTTACAATATAACAACTGGCAAATACTATTCATTCGGTGGCGAAGCTGGCACAGTAATCAACGACCTAGCCAACTTCCCAATGACTCAGAGCGAACGAGAAAACCTAGGAATCTTCAAGACTAGGGGATTGGTCTAATGAAAGAGTACGACGGCAACAGTATAATGATCGGTCTGTGTGTGGCTATGGGTGTTGTATTCTTACTTATCGTTGCATTTAATCTTGGTGAGATTTGGGCGATAATCACGACTGAAAGACTGTTTTGTGATGGCGGGGCTAGTTGTAGGTTTTAATAAAATTAGCCAATCAAAGGAACGCACCTAAAGTCACCATTAAACCTCATTGACGTCTCGCAGGAGGCGTCTTTCTTTATTGAATGGGGAATGTTGTATAATAGGCATATAACAGTAAAATATCAGTATTATTCTGATAAATTAAACAAAAAGAGCAAAGAACAATGCCAATATCATCAGACCCAGAGAAACGAGAAAAACAAATAGCCCAGTTAAAACCGGGGGCAAACGGCCTCCAAGGACGCAAGAAGGGGAGCCGCAACTGGTCTACCGTTGTACAGGAGCTGCTTGAAGACGATGAGCTTTTTCAAACACTTGTAGAGAATATGGAGCGTAAGCCTAGGTGGCTAGAGCCTAGCGGTACCAAAACCCTTATGCAAGCCGTTACAATCGCTCAGGCTATTAAAGCTATGGGTGGTAGTCACTTCTCTGCGGAATGGTTGCGCAAGACAGGTTGGGGCGATAAGGTTGACCTAACGAGCAATGGTGAATCTATTAAGATAGAACCTGTTGTAGTAAGCCAAATTAAGCCACGCAATATCATTGACGGACAGATCATAGAGCCAGAGAAGCTAGAGGAAGAAAATGACTCTACAACTCAAGCCTAAGCAACAGTCGGTAATAGATATTATAAACACTCGTCCAGAAATAGATGAGATTATTCTAATTGGACCAACTGGTACAGGTAAGAGTGCCTTAACGGCTCATGTGTTCATATCTATAGCGGAAGCCTTCCCCCATTCGCAGCTATTTGTATGGCGTAAGAACTTCAACACGGCGCGTAAGACAATCTGGCGCACCTATAAGAAGATGATGTCAGACATGAATATGGTTGAGGATAAGCATTACAAGCTTAATGAAGGTTCGCTGTTAATAGAATTCCCCAATAAGAGCCTCATTACTTTTGCGCAGGCAGACTCTAGCACCGACAAAGACCAAAACAAAATTAAGGGTCTTGATATTACTGCTAACCAACTGGAAGAGTCGAACGAGTTAATTGAGGATGCGGCCGATATGATTATGTCTCGTAAGGGGCGTGCTAACCAGGAAGGCCAACCGAGTATAAATATCCACACCATGAACCCAAATAATGGATGGGCTAAAAACCGTTACTATGATAAATGGAAGAAGGGCCAGCTACCAAGCAATGTTATGGTGATTGAGTTCACCCTAGAGGATAGCTGGCAGTCAGATAAAGATATTAATTCTCTCATTCGTAGTAAGCCGAAGTGGTGGGTTGAACGCTACTTACGCAACAACTGGAACTACCTCGACGAAGACCATGCGCTTATTAAAGGTTACCTATGGGAAAGAGCTAGTATCTTCCGCCTCCCCGAACCAGAACGCAACGAAGTTGGTAATATTATCCCTAAATTCACCCGTACTAAATTTAACAAAGTGATTGGAGTGGATGTGAGTGATGGTGGTGGTGACGCTTGTGTTGCAACCCTTATTGAAGATGATATTGTTATGGAACAGCGCGAGCTAAAAATACCAGAGAGGACTTACGGCCAAAGCAGTGAAGTTGACTCTAGACCTATTGGGTATCTCTTCGCGCAACAGTTGATAGCTTGGGCAGAAAGCAAGGGCTTCACAAAAGCATACGCCCACCATATCAGTATTGAATGTAATGGTGTCGGTACTAGCATGCGTGACAACATGAAATTGTTAGGTTGGTATATCGACGAGTATGTAGCTACAGGTAAAAGTCGTAACGAAACTGCACTAAACGCTCGCCGGGCACTAGAAGATGCTGAGATACAAATATTCCAGAAGGATGCGTATAGGGGTAATGAGGATGAGCTGTGGAGAGAGATAAGTGCGCACGATACGGATATGGTTGACGGTGTTGAAAAAGTGACAAAGAAAGAAAAAATTAAAGAAATTCTCGGCCGCTCGCCGGATTATGCAGATTCATTCTTTATAGCAGTGAGAAAGCACAGTACTGTCCATGGCAAAATAAAAGACCCTGCTCATAACCTAAACCGCATTGGGGTATAAGTTCCCAACAACCTGCAAAAACCGAATAAGGTATAATTGTAATAGAACATATAAAATAAAAAGTTCTGAATCGTATCAATACCATTGGTGCGCCTGTAGGGAAGCGACCTGGCGTTCTAGGGCAGGGAAAAGAATCTAGAATCAGGCTCAACGTTTTAAGAGTATCGTAAACTCCTGCTTTACACCGCAATGGTGAAAATCCATTAGCACTTTGACAATAAGACCCATAAGCGAATTTGGCTTTTTGCCTTGGTTCGGGTCAAAACGGCTTACGCCCCCACCCATTGCGGGTAATGCACTAGTACAAACCCTGGCTGTTTCATAGTGTAAAAAGAGGGGCTATTTGCCGTGTGCTATAATAGTAATAGATTCAGAACTAAGTGTTACAGGCTGACTTCCCTTGTTTGTAACCGCTAGCCCAACGCACCTCGTTGGGTTTTTAGTTTGCACAAGTAGTATAAAACAGTTATACTAATAATATGGAAGCATACGAACTTACACCAGAAGCTATAGTGGAGTGGGCTAATAACCATGCATCTTATGAGGAACTAGAATCAACAGCCAAGGGGATTTACAAAATATACAAAGCTGAGCAAAAGAAATCCCACCCTGATGATTTTAACAGGGCTAAAGAGTACAGGCGCGACAAAAGCTACCGTAAGCCGATTAAGAAGCGTAACCCTAACTATACGCGCCATTTACTTTGAGCTGTAATGTATAATAAACAATAGATAATAATACCGTAGCGTATAGAGTAATAAAAAGAGAAAAAGCAATAGATGAACCCACTCAATCGCGTTAGAAATGCGGTAAGAGCGCTCACAGCGCCAAGCATTGAAAAGCAAAACAACTCAACACTAGCCAACGAATTTCTTCGGTTTGGCGCTCGCCCTAAGATGGGCTTAAATATAGATGACCCAGTGCTATCTGATGAGGACTTGTACACAGGTTATGGCTACGCTATTATCGAACGTCGAGCTAACCGTGCAGTAGAACTTGGGACAGGATATACCTACACGAAGTCTACTAAGAAGGACGGTAGGCAAGCAGAACACCCATATCTTAAACTTATTAACGATTCCCTTGATTTCACAGCAGAGGACTTTTGGTATGAGTACTCGCGTTATATGGACCTAGAGGGGGTCTTTTACGTTCTTGCTGTTCGCGGCATCGGAACCAGCAAAATGCGCAACGGCTATACAAGGGTAGGTAATGTGAAGAACTTTGAAATCCTTAACCCGTATCAGGTTAGACGTGTATTCAACACGGAAGGTGAACTTGGTGGCTATATTGAAAGCCGTGATGGTATGCAACGTGAAATACCAGTACAAATGATTATCCCAGTTATAAAGACTAACCCAGTAGATCGCAAGAAGTCGTTCAGTATGGGCGATGCAGCAAGTGATGCTCAGTTTGTTCTCAAGCAGGCCGCAGACTACCAGCGCAAATCTATTCGTAACAACATTAATGCTCCCGGCCTCATAACGTCAGATGTCATTATGGAGGACCACGAGTTCGAGAACTTCAAACGGCGTGTCCTAGAACATACGCAGGGAGAGCCTATTTTTAGTAATGGTAAAGGCGCTATTGCTTATACAGATACAAGTATCGACCTTAACAAATCTGCTCTAACAGACGTTAATGGCAATAACCGTGACCAGCTTATTGCTATTGGTGGTACGAGCAAGAACCAGCTAGGCCTAGACCAAAGTGGAACTGGCCGTGAAACAGCTCGCGTACAGAAGGATGACTTCACCGAGAACGCTATTATGCCACTAGTGAAAAAGCTAATTGGTGCGCTTAACATGGATTATAAGCGTTATTATCCAGATGATTTTACAAGCAATGGATACGAGATTGCACTACACAACCCACTATCAACAGACTATGACAATAAGATGAAGGAAGTAGAGCTTTCACAAGCACAACTCACACTCAAGATGACCCTAATCAGTTCAGGGTACGAGGAAGAGATTGCAACGCAGTTTGTGCTTGGTGAAATTGATTTAGCCGGGCTTGGCATGCCTACTCTAGAGCCAGAAATAACAGATGAAGATGCTTTGACAGTAGCGCTCAAAGAGACTGGTGCTACACCAGAAGAAATACAGCAGATTGTTGGTACACAAACAGACTCTACAGAACAGGTGAGCTAGATGGCTAGTAGGATTGATGTAGAATCTGGCAATCCATACAGAGATAGCGAAGGGCACTTTGGGACTTCGCCGAACGCAAAGCTTAAAGCAGCATTGTACGCGGTACATGGTAAGAAGTTTGTCCCAAAGGGTAGCGACAGAAATGCCAAAAAGATAGCTTCAAAGAAACAAGAGGCCATGGATAAACTAGCCGCTCTACGCGGTAATGGCTCTATATGGAAGCCGTCTGGCACAGCAGATGAGGCAAATACTTTTGCCAAAGATAGTAAGGTGAAAGATACTCTATTCCATGGCACTAATAGCACATCCGCCGACGGCATTAAGGAAAGCGGCTTCGACACAGGAAGCTCAAGGTCTGATAAGATGTTTGGAGATGGTGTGTACCTAGCTGGTGACAAGGAGGTAGCAGACTGGTATGCAGATAAAGCCTCCGATGGTTCTTCTGCCGTAACACTCAAGATGAGGATTAACGTACAAAACCCTTACATAGAAGACATCAATGATTTTAGCCATAAGGTTGGTAAGTATGGCGTTAACAAGTTCACATTCGATCTGTACCAATGGGGAATAAAAGAGAAGAAGTGGAAAAACCCGGAAGGCTACGAGAAGAAAACAGCGACCATAGAAGACTACAACAAAATAACTAGAGAATTTGCCAACCATCTACTAGAGGAACATGATGCGATTATACAAAACAATAGCAAGGGCGTAGAGCTGATGGTGGTGAAAGACCCAAAGAACATTATGGTGGTAGAAGATGAATAATATAGAGTTGTACATAGATGAAGTTGGTAGAGAGCCAGAGATGGACGAATTAATGTCCTTCGTGTCGTATAGAAACCGTCTTGGTAAATACAACGAACAATCATACGCCGAAAAAGTAGTCAACGCCCCAATTACTGAGGCGGAACAACGCCAAATTGACTTGGCGACAGAACAATTTAGGCAGAGCGTTCAAAGGGTTGATAACCAGATACTAGCTCAGTATATCCAGGCTATCCAGAATGGCAACTATTCCGAGGCGGAACAAATCCTAGAAGAAGCTCAGGAAAGCCCGCAGGTAAACACGCTTATGTTTGCCCTCCTTACGATTGGTGCTATCCTTCTACCTCTATACGCTAGACAGCGACTACAGGCTTTATTCGTACAGTTCGGTCTTAACGCGATATACACCCGTACAGACAGTAGTCAAGATGACTTGCGCTTGCAGGCAGAAAAAGGCGCTAGGAGCCATGTCAACACGATTGCTAAGGATATAAAGAAACTGCTCGATGAGTCTATTAACGAACAGATTACTAACGCAGAAGTAGAGGCTGCTGTAAAAGAAAGGTTCGAGGAGCTTGCAGCTCTAAATAGCAAGGACTATGTGCAAGCCGTTCTTGGGGACCAAGAAATTTATGCTTATGCTCGTGAGCAGATTCTTAGTGGCGTAACCAAAGACCAGGTAATGCGCAGTTTGCAGGATAAATTTAGCACCGTCGGTAAACGTCGGGCAAATGTGATTGCTTCTAACGAAGCAAACCGTGTCTTCACTATGAGTCAGTTTGATGCAGACCAACAATTTCTTGCTCAGAACGACCTCACCTCAAAAGCGTATAAAAGGCTAGTGAGCAATACCGGGCACCCAGAGCCAATTTGTAAGGCAATCATTGAGGCTACGAGGGTTAAGCCAATTCCCTTCAATAGCGACTTCTTGCCATTTGGTAAAACATTTACAGTTAAAGATAGTGGGAAAACATACAAGTTCAAACCCACTTACGAAAAATTAAAGAGTGGCCACATCCACGTTAATTGTCATTGTCGCTATGAGCTTCTCATCAAGCAAGATAACGGCACATTCCTTAACACCTACGACTTCAAGGTCATGAATGATGCCGATTTCGACGAAAGAAAACACAAGCGTGATCGTAAGGGTCGTTTTGCGAAGAAGGCAAGTACATCCAGTATAGACATAGGTGACCTAGATAATGTTAAAGCTTTTGACAAATATGTTGAGGATGCCTACTGGAGTGGCAAGCATGGTCATTACGACGAAGATACCACAGATGCTGTTCGTGCCTACCAAGGTCGCTACTATGACGCAATTAATATCCAGGCCCGTGCTAACTACTTGGACCAGCCACTAACTATATTCGACAAGGATACAACTTATGGTGAAGTTATAGATGACATTAACCGCGCTGGCAACATCACACTGGCAGAAGACACAGTCCTTTATCGCGGTACAGAGATACCAGTCCATCAAAATGTCAATGAGGGCGAGACTATCTATTCTCGTTCGTTCCTTAGCACAAGTGCAGACAAGAAAATAGCAGAGAAGTTTCGTTATGAGGGTGGCTCTATGCTCGTCATCATGGCTAAGAAAGGCCAGAAGGTGATTATCCCCGACTTAGTCACATTCGGCAAACGCGGTAAGACACTTGGTGAGGCGGAAGTGTTAGGGCAGAGTGGCTCTAGGCTGAAGGTTATTAAGATAAAAGGCGATACCGTTTACGCTGAATTAAATTAGGGGTTGCTTTTTTAAGAAAAAAGGCGCATAATTAAGACTGAATGGAGCAATCATGACAAGAGAATTTATGGTCGGAACAGTAGACGACAAACCGCTATTGGTAGTGGTATATAATAAGGTTAGGTATTTCGTCGATCTAGACAACAATGACGTGTTTGAAGACAAGCCAGGGCTGCCAAAGGTTAAAGACGAGGACGTTATAGCTAATGTTTTAGAACAGGCAGACTCACAATAATGGATAACACAGACTCACTAACAGTACTGAAGTACAAGCTCAATGGTAGCTATCGTTTTCATGTTATGGACAAATTCGAGGAGCCAGATGAGGTAAAACGCCTCGACCGCATGATGGCGTATTCAGCTAACCTGTCAGAATTGAACGGTGAGCTATACGAAGAACTCTGGATAAAGACATGTCCAGTCTTTGAAATTAAATAACAGGGGGCACTATGAAGCAGCCAGTTCCGAGTGATGACTACGGACACGGACAGATGATGGGTATGTTGGTTGTCATTGCTATGTTTGAGAATGCTGCTGAAAAGGGTATAGAGATACCACAGTATACGCTCGATACAATTAAGCGTATTGCCTCACAGGACCTATCGGAATATTTGGACAAGCCAGAGGAGGACGTGTTATTATTAGTGGAGACACAAATAAAGGAAAAGGCACAATGAAAAGTATAGAACAACTATTGGCGCTTAAGAAGAACCCGTACTATCAATTCACCCCAGAAGAAGCTGCTGCCTTAGAGGTTTTTTTATCAAAGAAACCGGCAAAAAAGACCCAACAGAAGAACAATGGGAAGAAATCAGAGAAAAATATCCCTGCAACTGTTCTTAACAAGAACATCGTCAAAAAAGAAACTGGTGAAATCCCAACAGTTGACAATGTTGTGAAGGGAAAAAGCAGCGAAACCGAAGCTGTTGAAGAAATAGTACACCCGGACGCAATTAAATAGGCCGTCAGACGCGTTCTAAGCCTCTCTAAGACGTTTTAGCCCAAAAAAGGTACATAAACCCATGCCCCGCAGCAAATCTCGCTGTAGAGGACGTTTTGAGCCTTTCTGAACATTTTATTTGACAAAACCTAAAAAGGTTATAATTAAAATAGACGTTGGGGCGTGTTAAAATAGACATATGAAAGCTCGTTGCCCCAACAGCGAGTTTTTTGTTTGGGGACAAAAATGAAAACAAAAATAGAGTGGCGCAAGGTAGAGGGTTTTGATAATTATTTAGTGTCTAATATGGGGCAGATTAAACACGCGAGGCTCGACAGGGTGATGGAGATGAAGTCAGAAAGAGGCTATACTTTCGCGTATATGCGTGGTAACGACGGAAAGAACTATAGCAAAAGGGTCCACAGGCTAGTGGCTGTGGCTTTTGTGGAAAACCCGAATGGATATCCAGAGGTTGACCACATTAACAGGGTGAGAACAGATAATCGTGCTACAAACCTACGATGGAATACCCGAAGCGGTCAGAATAAAAACAAGATATTCAAGATTGGTACAGTCGAGCATATTATACAACTCCATAAAGAGGGCTTCACTAACGATGAGATATACGAACACTTGGCCTTAAACGGTTATCTCATAACAGATAAACTGATAGTGTAGACGGAAGCTGTGGGGTCTGTTTTTGGAGATAGTGATAGTGCTATACTAAATAGTAGATAAAAATAAAAAATCCAAAAGAGATTATATGAAAACGACGCTAACAAAAGACATACAAAATTTACCAGAAAACGCCTTGGCGCTACTAGAAGTAAGATGCCCCTACGAGCGCATCAGTAAATCAGACCAAAAACTATATAAGTGTAATTCCCTTTGTGTTAAGGTCACTGCTGGTTCTGCCGGGGAAGCTCGTTGTCGTAAATGTGGGTTAAACTTCTTGTTTGGTGCAGATAATAACGCGCAGGTGCAGACTGGCGTAAGGATTCAACCGATTAACTAATGATTACACATGATTCAGCATTTGAGAGTTTAGCCACTGCGCCAGTAAAACAAACTGACGTTACTGTTATACGCCAAATCCAAGACCCTTACGGTTTTATAGACGATAACACAGCAGAATGGACCTCTTCAAACTACCTCACATCTGTGAACATAGATGCGGTGGGGGCTTTCCTTGGTACCACCACAAAAAAGGCAACTGTTAAATTAATCGGTATCATAGAAGATGTCGCAGCAGAAGACATATTCCAGGTGAGGCTTGGCCTTTACAATAACGACCCAAGCGTAGAGGGTTTTGATTATATTAGCCAAGGGTTCTATGTTGTTGATGATGTCGATTATGACTACGATAGCGGAACAACCACTGTTAATATGTACGACCACATGTGGCGAGCGATTAAAACAGAATACGGTTCTGGTTTCACCTACCCATGTACTGTAGAGGAATTGGCGGAACAAGCTGCTGGTGCTATTGGCGTTGATCTTATGGATAGTTTTAGTGACTTACCAAACTATGACTACGTTATAGCAGAAGACCTGTACGCTAACATTGCTAACGCCACTGTCCAGACAGTTATACAAGAAATTGCAGCTGCAACTGGTACAACAGCACGCATTTCTGACACCACGCTAGTATTCTCTCAATTCTCTGTGAGCGATGAAGTGCTTACGTCTAACGAATTAAAGAAGTTGAAGATAGGTGAAAAATATGGCCCTGTTACATCTGTTATACTCGGTCGCGTACCACAGAATGACAATGTCGTTCAGGTAAACACGGAACCTAGCAATAGCACCATTAGCAGTATCAATTCAACAACAAACCTATTCACTGCCACTGGTCACGGGCTAACCGATGGGTCACTTGTACAGATACAAACAACAGACACATTGCCCGAACCGCTAGAGGCAGATACGAATTATTTTGTATACACCAACTCGGAAGCAGATACATTTGCTTTGACGCAGACATACGAAGATGCTATAGCTGGCACAAATATAATAGACCTAACAACAGATGGGAGTGGGACTATAACACTCTCAAACCTACCAATACAGGAAGTACAGATTAATAACGTCGAAATTCTTGATGATGACCGTCAGGACTTATTGCCACCACTATATGAACAGTTGGTTGGAATAAGGTGGAATGGTAGCAAGTCAGACACTGTTGGCCTTGGCTGGCACGAGGTTGGTGATGTTATATCTTACCAACAAGGCTCTACGGTTGTTCCTTCCTTTATAACAGAATTACACCTAGTGCTTGCTGGTTCAGTCAAGGAGGCTCTTGTTTCGACTGTTCCAGATACAGAGGTCATCAATTACGAAACCGCTGGCGGTGTTATTAAGACTATCTACAACACAGAAATCAAGGTGGATAAACAGGCAAACGAGATAACATCGGTAGTCTCCGAGTTGGCGACCCTTGAGGATACCGTAGCAGAAAATTACACTGAAGTATTGCAGGAGATAGACAGCGTAACAACATCAATCCAGAACACAGGTGGTGTCAATATTATAAAGAATAGTGTTGGCTATGCAACAGATAGCAACGGTGATATAGAGCTTTGGGAATATAGCGGTGATGGGGAAGTAACACCAAGCACCAGCCCAGAAAGTTTGACATATGGAGCTGTGTCTGGCAACAAGGTAAGTATTACCGGCACTGGGACACTCACACAGCGCGTCATAGTGGAGCAGGGCGGTATTTATTCATTTGCAGTCAAGGGCAAAAAAGAAGCTACTGGTAGTGTGACTGTTCATCTACAGAATACGACTGATGATTATACTGTAACATTTGATGATAGTGTTTCATACCTTTGGAATGAACAATCCCTGTCTGGCATAACCGCCTCACTCGGCTATTTCGATGTTATTGTCGAAACAGATGATCCGATAGATTTTAGCTTCACTGATTTGCGCCTTGTTGCTGGAGAAAATGTATTGCAGTGGAGCCAGGCTGCTGGTGAGGTAATGAACACGCAGGTTGTGCTTAATACGGAAGGTATCCGCGTTAATAGCAGTATCTATTCAGGTGACTTTACACAGATTACCCCGTTAGAGTTTGCTGGTTACTCGGCTATATCAGGTACGCGTGAAAGGGTGTTTTCTCTAAACAGGGATACAACAGAAGTGCAGAAGCTTGAGGCGAGGGGGCAAATATCCATGGAACCAATAAAAATAGTACCAATTAAAGAAGGGGAGTTCGCCGGTTGGGCGTTCGTATCAATGGTAAGTTAGCATGGCAACATCAGGAAGTATTACAAGTGGCTATTACAATTACACTGCTTTCTATTTAGACTGGCAACTGCAAAGTCAAAGTGTTTCTAACAACACGTCTACTATATCTTGGCAGGCTGGTGTTCGTTCGAGCGGTGCGACACCTTCTTGGTACTCTAATGCTATAAAGATATATGATTCTAGTAAGATAAATGGTTCTAGTATTGGTTCTGGTACCTATTCAAATATCACAATCCCTAACGGTACGAAGTATGAGCTAAAGAGTGGCACAAAAACTATTTCGCATAGTTCGGATGGCTCTAAGTCGTTTAGCTACAACATTAATGGTTGGCTGTACTCATATGGTGATATAAGTAAGAGCGGCAGTTCGAGTCTTCCAACAATCCCTCGTGCGTCTACCCCAACTTCAAACAAGTCTAGTTACGAAATAACTGACGGTGAATCAATAACAGTATATACGAATAGGGCTTCTAGCTCCTTCACGCACACCCTACAGATATACAGGTTCAATGGTGACAGCATATGGAAGCAGTTTACTAGTGTTGGTTCGAGCCAAACATTCACATTAGACAGTTCGGATGTTTCAAGTATCTGCTCTATCATTCCTAATAGTACAAGTACCGATATGGTGTTTAGGCTCAGGACTTATAGTGGTGGTAGCCAAATTGGCGTAGAGGACATTACGAGAACATTTAGAATACCTAGTGACGAGCAGAATCCAATATTCTCTACGATCAGCTATAAAGACACAAACGCTACGACAGTTTCTATAACCGGTAATGACCAATACACAATTTTCGGTAAGTCAACTGTAGAAGCAACAGTTGCAGTTGCTGACAAGGCCGTAGCACAAGAGAGTGCAACAATGGCTAAGTATCTATTCAACTTAGCGGGTGTTAGCGCTGAACAGCCCTATTCCTCTGATTCTGATGTGGTAAATGACTTTGGTGTTATCGCCTATGGCGGTGACCAAACATTAACGGTAACAGCACAGGATAGTCGCGGTAAAAAGACAGATGCTACGATGAATGTTACTGTCGTGCCATACTTCAACCCTGATATTGTGGTAGATATAGAAAGGCAAAATAGCTTCGAGTCAACAACAAATGTCAGTATATCTGGTAGCGCTAATCTAATAAGTGTCGGAGGCGTCACTAAAAATGATGTAGATGATACAAACGGCATCCAATACAGGTACCGTGAAGCTGGTGGCACATGGGGCAGTTGGACAAATGTTGCAAGCTCGTTTAATACCTCTACTGGTGAAGTAACAACAACACCATTTACACTAAACCTAGACAACAGCAAGGTATTCGATTTTGAGTTTAAGATAACAGATGTTCTTTCCTCTAGCGTCAGGGAGATAACGCTTTCTCGTGGTATATCTATATTCCGTATTGGCACAGACGGAAAATTGTACTACAACGAGGGTCAACTTCAACCAGTGTCTGTGTTTAAAGAAGCGACAACAGGTGGGCTTCTAGCCCCAGGCGGTCAGTATGGTACACACATAGTAACAGCGCTATCAGAAGATACCCTTGTCGCTGTACCTGATAGTGGGTTCGAGGGGCAAAAGATGATACTAAGGATAAAAGATGACGGTAATGGCCCATGGGAATTTTACTGGAACGGTAGCTACAGGGAAATGAGTGGAGTAGAATTACCGACAACTAGCATCAACAACAAAACATTGTATATAGGCATCATGTTCAACGATGAGGATAGCTGCTGGGATGTGTTGTCCGTAGGCGTGGAGGCTTAAATGCCAACAACAAGGACTAACCGTGTTAACAATCCTAGCTTTGAAAACGATACAGCTAGTTCTGGCGTTACCCCTTCTAACTGGACGAATTATCACACCAGTGGTAGTCTCACATATAAGGGTCCGGCCACGGACTGGTCTAATTACGGTTCCAAGTCTTGGAAAATATCTTCCACTACGAATATAGATTCTGGCATAAAGAAGACAATTACAGGTCTAACGCCCGGTGCTACTGTTTATGTTTCTGGCTATATAAAGGTCGATAGCGTTGTTGGAGATGCGCATTGGGTTATTGCTGATACAAGTGCCGGTGGTGGTAATTTGCAGGGTGCAGCTTTTTCAGGGACTGGAGAATTACGTTGGCTAGTCCAGAAGACTGTACCCGGCTCCGGCCAAGTAACCATATTTATAGGGTTGGGTTCTTTTTACCAGCCCAGCAGGGGGACCGCTTGGTTCGATGGCATATGTCTTGTTCAGGGAGGGGAGAATACTGATCGTTACATAGATGGTAGCCTGTACTCTCCGCTATACACATACGGGTGGAACGGCACGGCACATGCTTCAACTTCTTACGAAACAACTAAGGATAATGTCTCAAACTTCTTTCCGTTCTTTTGATATAATGAATATAGACAGAAAAATCCTAAGAGATTAAGCGAATTTTCTTCGTGTATACGAGTACACAAGTAAGATGTCTAAGACTCCTAGTGACGGAATCAAATCGCATAAAACTCATTCTCGTAAAGGAAAAAAATGGAAAATATAAACATACGCTATGGCGAAAGCGTTACTATGCCGCTAGATTCCGGCGACACTACAGCTGTGTCTGCTGTTTTATACATAGGGAAACCGGGTGAACTTTACAAAATTTCTAAGACTATTGCCCTTACTTCTGGCGAGGGTACATTTGTTCTCGACCCAGAAGACACAAGAGTGCCACTAGGGACTTATTACTATCAAGTCAATGTTATTGACGACGAAGGTGGTATCGAGAAGTATCCATCACCAGATTGTCACAATTGCACAGAAGTCGCATTCCCTAAGTTTATCGTCTCAGAGGCGCTAGACGAAACAGAGGTGGTTTCCTAATGCCTACTATACGACTTAATAAAAAGACTCACACTATGCGTGTCACAAACACGGAGAAGTCTATTAAGGTCGTAAATAGGCGCAATACAATAAAGCTTCAGCACACTGGTAAGACTGGGCCGAAGGGTGATACTGGTTACGGAATACCAGCGGGTGGACAAGCTGACTACATCCTTACAAAGGCGTCTGGTGATGATTATGATTTTGAATGGTCAAGCCCGTCTAATACTTTTGGGGATAAGCACTATGAACAACCATTCTCTTCAAGTTCACTCATAGCTGTTACGCATAATCTGAATAAATACCCGTCTATAGTTGTTTTTGATAGTGCCGGTGATGAAGTGGAAGGACTCGTTCAACACCTCAATAAGAATAGTTTGACCGTTGAGTTCTCCGCGCCATTCACAGGAATCGTATCATGCAACTAACATATAATATAAAGGAAAGATAAACATAAACACATGGCAAAGAAATTTTTAATAGATGTAGACCTGGCGAAGAATGAGCTGCAAAATGCAGTTATTCAACCACTCGCTTCTGCTCCTAGCTCACCAGTAGAGGGGCAAATCTACTACAATACATCAGACGACTCTCTATACATTTACAATGGTTCGGCATGGTCACAAATTGGGGCTGGTGCTTACACAAACGAGGAGGCACAGGATGCTGTTGGTTCAATCCTTGTAGACTCGTCAGAACTTAACTTCACCTATAATGACGCTACACCAAGCATCACCGCTGCGCTTGTAGCTGGCTCTGTTGATGAGAGTAAGCTCGATACATCAGTAAATGCGTCATTGGATTTGGCAGATAGCGCCGTACAACCAGGCGATTTGTCTACAGTGGCAACAACGGGCAGTTACAACGACCTATCAGACAAGCCAACAATCCCAAGCACATTAGCAGAACTTGATACTACTGTTACTGGTTCTGAGCTAAACGGCATTAAGACAAAGACAGATAACATAACTGTGACACAAGCTGTTGACTTGGACGCAATCGAAACAAGAGTAAACAGTCTTGATGCAGCGGTGGTTCTTTCTGGCTCATGGGATGCATCTGGTGGTTCATTCCCAGGAGGCGGTTCAGCACAGGCTGGTGAGAGCTACATTGTTTCAACTGGCGGTACAGTAGATGGTGTAGAATTTAATGCCAATGACCGTATTGTTTCTATAACGGACAACGCCAGTACAACAACATATGCCTCTAACTGGTTGAAGCTTGACTATACCGATGAGGTGCTTTCGGTCAACTCACAGACTGGTGCAGTTGTTCTAGATGCAGATGATATAGACGATACAAGTACGACCAATAAATTTGTTACTGCTGCTGACATTACGAAACTCGGCAACCTAAGCGGGACAAACACCGGCGATGAACAAACTGCTACAACATCAGCAGAGGGTGTCGTAGAACTTGCAACACAAGCAGAGGCGCAGGCTAAATCAGCCTCTAATAGAGCGCTTACGCCAGCGAGTGTAGCAGACTTTGCTCGTAAATATACAGGGTTAATCGGAGATAACTCTAACACGTCTATTGCAGTTACACACGGGCTTGGTTCTCAGTATGTAACAGCACAGGTGTATGACGCTTCATCAAATGCGCAGGTAGAGTGTGACGTAACTCTAACATCGGGCACACAAACAACATTCACATTTGCAACTGCTCCAACAACAGATCAATATCGTGTAGTAATCACGGGATAGGATAGATAATGGCCAGAAAGAGCCTCACAAACCAAGACTTAAACGGCAATGATATTACCAATGTCGGTAATGTCAATATTACATCACCAGGAAATTCAACTGGTGACGCTTTAACTGTAGATGGCTCACAAACTCTTACAAACAAGATTATTGACCTAGACGGAGACGCAGATGCCCTTATACTAGATGCAGATGGTGATACAACAATATCTGCGCCTACTGATGATGTTATTGACTTCGAAGTGGGCGGTGTAGATGTCTTGAAACTAGATCATAGCACACCAAACGACCCAATAATGACACTTCACGGGACTTTTGACCCAGAATTTAAGGTTGATTCTGGTGCAGGGGGTACAAGTACCACTATCACAGCTAATGGGGTAGATGGTGAAGATGGCCTTGTATTAAACTCTGGCGGTCCTGGGGGTGTTACAATAAATTCTACATATGGTATATCTGGTACAGCAATTAAGGATGAAGATGATATGTCTAGCGATTCTGATTCTCACCTTGCTACACAGCAGTCTATTAAGGCCTATGTTGACGCAAATGCAGGTGGCTCTGGTGATGTAACGGCAGCATCCAACTTTGGTACAGATAATTCACTAATACGTTCAGACGGCACTGGTAAGGGGGTTCAAAGCTCTGGTATTACTGTAAGTGATATAGGTGAGTTACGAACGATTGATAATATTGTTGGAGAGAACGCACTTGTATCAGGTAGGAACGGTGGTGCGTCTGGTCAGCTTATTCTGAATGGCGGCGTAGCAGGTAATGTAACGATAGCTACAGGTTCTACGGGTGCTGGGATGGTCGTCAGCAAAAATATAAACATAACTGGTACTGAAGGCAACTCCTCCGGTGATGTTATAACAACTGACGGTACCCAAACGCTTACTAATAAAACAATCAACGCAGACAACAACACCCTCTCAAACATCGAAGTAGATAACTTCAAAGCCAGTGCTATCGTTACAGAATCAGAGGGTATCGAAAACAACGACAATGATACGACTATACCGACAAGTGCTGCTGTGTTTGATCTTAGCGAGGGGCTGCTTGTCCAAGCCCAGTTAAACGCACAGGGACTTGTGAATGCTCATGCAGCAGACACCACAACCCACGGCACAACAGGTGATATTGTAGGCACTAGTGATAACCAGACACTCATAAACAAGACGCTGACCAGTCCCGTAATAAATACAGGTGTATCTGGTACAGCTATTCTCGATGAGGATGATATGTCGTCTAATTCAGCTACTCAGCTTGCCACGCAACAGAGTATTAAGGCCTATGTTGACGCAAATGCTGGAGGTGGTATTACTTGGAGTGAAGTTACTGGCACAAGCCAGACTGCTGCTGTTAATACTGCTTATATAGCAAACAATGCGTCACTTGTAACGGTAACACTACCATCAACAGCCGCCGTTGGTGACATAGTGAGGGTTGTTGGTAAGGGCGCTGGTGGGTGGAAGATAGCTCAAAATTCCGGACAGACGATTAACTTCGGTATAGTGTCAACCACTACAGGAACAGGTGGCTCGCTGGAAAGCTACCACGAATATGATGCAGTGGAATTAGTCTGTATAACAGCCAATACAACATTCAATGTAATATCAAGCCAGGGAAGTATGACGGTAGTATAATGGCCCTAAGAAATTCTGCTGCTAATTATGACTACACTAATTCAATCAGCTATAGCGTAGATTCAGGCTCAGTGTCTACCACTTCGGGCAGTTTTACTAGCCTTGGTGGTCCAACTGCATCGATTGTTGTCCCTAAGAGTGGTAAGGTGCTTGTTGAACTATACGCTATTATTGGTCAAACAACTCAGGGTAATTCCGGCAGGTCTGCTGTTGAGTACTCTGGGGCATATGTTTCTAGTGCAAGTGACAGCTATGCAATAAACTACAACTCAAGCGGTACATCACCAGGTAACGGTAATACAGCATGTCTCACTAAGAGGGTGATTACTGGCCTGACCCCAGGTGAGACGCTGACAGGTGAGATGAAATATGCAAGGGTGAGTTCAGGTACTGGGCATTTTAAGCAAAGGATAATTGTGATGAGAGCGTTGCCGGAGTAATATATGACGAAAAATTCTACAACTAATTTTGATAAACTTGGTTCGTTTGCTACATCGTATGAGGCGGGGTCTGTGTCTACAACATCAGATAGTTTTGTTAGCCTTGGCGATGGGCCTGAATGTTCAATTATTGTACCAGAGAGTGGTGCTGTATTAATAGAATATGGCGCAAGGATGGGTGGAACTGGTCTTTCTGGAAGTGGCGGAAATATAACAGTCAATCTATCAGGAGCTTATACTCAAACTGATGATTTTAGTGCAACCGCTGCAACATACAGGTCTTCTGGTTCAAACCCAGGAAGTGCTAACACATCTGCGGGCACAATGCAGCTTGTTACTGGAATGACACCAGGAGAGACATTAACTGCTCTTATGAGATACCAACGCAGGGGCAGCTGGACTGCTTATTTTGAGCAACGCTATATTATAATGCAGGCACTGCCGAGCGGCTCTGGTACTGCATCAAACTCTGGTGTCAATTTTGCTGAGAGCAGAGGAACATGGGCTTTTGATTATGCATATGGAACGGTTAGTACATCGTCATTTGATTTTAGCAGTCAATCTGGTGGTCCAACCGCAGCACTCGTAGTGCCATCTAGTGGTATAGTTCGTATAAAATACGGTGCCCTCATGGGAAATGGAACACAGGGTAGCGCTGCTAATGCTACAATAAACTACTCAGGTGCTTATACTGAAACAGACAACACTACATGGAGTATAAACTATCGCTTGAGTGGTGGCAGTTCATCTACACTACAAACGTCAGGCTCTCAGGAGAGGATATTAACAGGGTTAACTCCAGGGGAAACACTAACAGCCCATATGAGATACCAGGTTGGTGCTAACTCAGGAACCGCATACTTCAGTATGAGATTTATATTCATGGAAGCACTACCAGGTTGATAGATTACTAGCCCAGATTAAACCTACCTACGCTTATGCTATAATTATCTTTGAAGGTATCCAGAGGCTATCTAAAGCACCGCGAACGATAACCAGAAAAGAAAAACACCTTAAAAAAGAAACAGAAAACGAGAAAGAAGTAAATGGAAAAAAATAAAAACCAGTTACAAGTCTCAGTTTCTAAGAATAGTTTTGTAGATGAAGGCGACGGGATGATCTCGTTCCCCGGTGGATTAACTATTACAGATGACTCTGTTCAACGTAATGGCACACGGTATGACATTAACTCTCTGGACATTTCGATGTACGGAAAGCAGGTCACCGCTGACCATATAGATTCTCTTGACAAACTAATTGGTAAGGCAATTGGTGTCGCGAAACAAGGAAATCGTGTAATAATCTCAGGTATTCAGTACGCTGTAAAAGAGAGCGCATATGCAAAATTGGCATATGACCTACTCGTAGGAGGTTTCTCCAATTCTTTCAGTATTGAAACAATGGGGCCGTATCCTAACGACCAAGATAGAGTATTTTATAACGCAGAACTTGTAGGGTTATCACAAGTTGTCCTACCAAATAACTACAACGCTGTTGCAAATCAATTTAACGAAGTTGTTCATAATTCGCTTGAACGCTCTAAATCAAACGGTATTGATGTTTCTGGCATCGAAGCCAGTATCAAAAACGCTGTTGAGGAAGAAAGCATGACAGAAGAAGAAAAGAGAAAACTCGCTGTTGAAGAAGCTGAAAAGAAGGCTGCTGAGGAAGCTGCTGCAAAGGAAGCTGAGGAAGCAGAGAAGAAGGCTAAAAAAGAGGCGGAAGCCAAAGCACTAGCCGAAAAAGAAGAGGCAGAGAAAAAGGAAGCCGAAGAAAAGGCTGCTAAAGAAGCTGCTGAAAAAGAAGAAGCGGAAAAGAAGGAAGCAGAAGAGAAAGAAGCTGCTGAAAAGAAAGCCGCTGAGGAAGCAGAAGCTGCTGCCAAGGCAGAAGCAGAAGCTAAGGAGGCGGAAGAAGCTAAGAAAGCTGAATCAGCCGCTAAAAAAGAAAAAGAAGAACTAGAAAAAAAGGAAAATCAAATGACTAAAGAAGAAATGGCAGAAGTTATTGCTAACGCTCTTAAGCCAGTACAAGAGGAACTAGCTGCTGTTAAAGCTGATGCTAAGAACGCTCTTGATGCAAGCGCAAAGGCTCCTGAGTTTAAGAAGGTTGACAGCAAGAAAGAAGAGAACGCTTATGCTGATCTAAGTTCTGAGGAACTGTTCGCTAAGCAACTTAATGCTGCTGTAGCTGTTGAGCGTATGCACTCAGTCGAAGGTCGTAAGACTCTTGACGAGATTAACGCAATCAACCTTAACGCCCTAAAGGACGCTAAGCTTGTTAAAAACAGCATGACACTTGCTGATCTTGGTAACTTCGTTATTGGCCCAGAGCTTTACAACGAAATTGCTACAAAGCGTAACGATTACACAGCCCTATTGAAGATTACTAACTGGAAAGAGACAAGCTCTATCGACTTCGGTTGGTTGACACGTTCATCTGACATCGACATGCAATCAGTGCCAATTGGTGTTGGTCCAGACCAAACTGGTGATCGTTTGAAGCCTGTAAGTACTCCTGGCTACGGTGCCCACACTGACCGCCTAGAGGAAATGGCTGCCGTAACACCTATCTCAATCAACGTAATCAAATTCGCTGCTGCTGACATTCTTTCAGATGTTGCAGAAGGTTACCGTAACGACTACGACCGTAAGCGTGCGCAGTTGGTTGTGGCTCGTCTACAACAGGCTGTTGACAGCAACGGTCAGGTGCAAACACTTGACATCAGCGATGGTCTAGTTGGCTGGGCGCAAACAGTTGCTCTAGCGTCAGATGCTACAAGCACTGGTACGCTTGTGTTCAACAACAAGACTAAGGCATTCCTAATCGGACAGGCTGTATCTTCACAGAACGCTGCCGTCCTACAGGAAGTTGCAAATGGAACTATCTTTGGTACACCATTCGTAACAGTGCCAAATGACTTGCTACCTACTATCAACACAGCTGAAACTAGAACTTTCAAGGTTCATGGCTCAGATGTAACCGTTTCTTACGCTGTATTCTACGCACAGCTTGACACCTTCACAGGTCGTACAAGTGGTGGTTTGAAGTACGACGTAGATGGTTCAGCTTCTTACGAAATCGAAGGCACTGTTTACTCAGCCTACCAGCGTAACGAAGTTGTGCTTCGTGGTTCATTCTTCCGTGGCGGTGTTGTGAAGGACACTCGTCTTGTAGCCGCTATCTCAGCTGCTGCTGTATCCTAACAGATACGTCTCTTAAAAACAAAAAGTAACACAAAAGGGGATTCGGAGTGGACCTAACGAAATATACAGAGCTAACAGGTACTACCGTTTCCGAAACGGACAAGCAGCGCTACAATGCAGCTATCCGTAAGGTAAATGGGGTGTTAGAAACTGCGTTAGGTTACTCCCTTATCCCATCAAAGAACATTGACAAAGAAGAACTCGGTAAAGTGCAATTCCAAGGTGCTTACCCATACTACCCAATAGATACATCAAATCTGCTTGACGCCGATGAGCAAAGTGGTGAATATCGTTTGTTTGACTACAACGAGAAAGACCCATACCTTATTACAGACCCATTCCGCAATGTCTACCATGTAAAGTTGGTACAGTCCAGGAACGACGACCAGTTCGTCACGATTATGGATTTAAGCAACTACGCAATGAAGAATGCTCGAAAGTTCGGTAAATACATACAGCGTGAAACAGCTTGGTTCAATTGGGACTGGTATGGCTGGCTAGTACAGCAACTAGGCAATGGCAGCGGATTAATGGTTGCGGTTGATGGCGATTGGTTAAATTGTAATAACATGCCTGACGATCTCGCATATTTGTGGGCAGATATGGTTAGTTACTATTCAAACCCAGACTACTCTGTATCAGGGAGTCTAAAATCTGAATCTGTAAACGGCCATAGCTGGACACGCAACAATGCTGGGGGTGGAAAAGGTGTAGACTTATCACCGGAGCAATCAGAAGGTGGCTTGTCTGTTCTTGCTCAGTATGCTGGACCTAATGGTAAAAAAGCCACTAGGATTCCAACAGTATGAGCAATATAAAAGTACCAACACCAGATACTGCCCATATAGTTAAAGTGACGACAGACGGTTACGGGGATGCCACAATATCTAGTGAAAACGAGATTGCATGTGCGTTCTTCCAAGATTTCTCACGAGAGCAATCAGGTAACCAGGAATTCACGCAATCCGATGCATATGCCTACCTTGACGTAGATAATACGTTCATCGTTAGCAAAGGCTACAAACTACAGGGTTTATACTTTAAAATCACGCCATTCGGCGAAGAGCAATGGTATATAATCAGTAGTGTAGAGGTTGCACAGAGGAAACTTCTTACAAATGAAGTAAACAACGTGCTAGTGCAACTAGAGGTAGCTGCAAAACCACTGGAGGCCTAAATGCCTACAAGGAACATTAAAATCAGCGTTAGGAAAGAAGGAAGCTTTGATCTTAACGAAAAGCGCCGAAAAGTAGAGCGAAACACTACCATTGGCATGAGACAGATGATTGAGGACATTCATCGTACTAGTCGCCCAATTACACCAAAACTAACAGGTGACCTTCGCGGAGACGTGAGGAAAACAACCCAAAAGCTAGGTTCAGTTGTACGCGGAACGATAGAATGGAAACGACCATATGCCTGGTATCAGGAACGTGGCTATACTAGTGGTCCGGTTCGTCGGTACACTACTCCAGGGACTCGCGCACACTTTGCAGAAACTTCTGTTAAAAAAGTAACATCAAAAGCTAAAAAGTATTTCGGTAAAAAGGTATGATAAACCCAGAAACAGTATCAGAAGCATTCATAAAATGGATGGAAGACAATGGGTACGGCACATTTGACGTAGATATCTTTCTTAACCAAATACCAGATGTTGACGAGAATGATGAGCCAATTAACAATGCTTATTGGATAATCACATCGGGTGGGGATGTAACACAGAAGAACATTACAGCTGAAAGCGTGCAACAGTTTACAGTAGATGTATTTTACCGTAACAAATCAGGCCGTCTAGTTGAAAAAACCCTGTTTGAACTAAGCAGGAAGGTCAATTCAAGAGATTGCCTGATGCTGAACGGTTTTGAAATGCACGATATTGAGGCAAGCTTACCAGAGGATAATGACAGAGATGCCGAAAACCGCCGTCAAGGCTCGTTCTCAGTTGATATGCAAATATATGTCAGTTATGTTAGTTAAAAATAAAGAAAAAGGATATTAAAATGGCAACAGTAAAAGGTCCATTCACAGTTAAATGGGGTAGCAACACACTTTCAAACGTGCAAGACTACTCATTTGACTATAGTGTAGACTCAAGTGATTACACTACTCTTGATGGTCGTAAGACTACCCTAGAGGGTGCAATCTCAGCTACAGCTTCAATCCAGCTCCTAAAGAGTGATGTTGAGGCGTTAGCAGTGGTTCTTCCACAATATTACGTCGCTCAAGGCGAAGAAATGTCAACAGGTGAGACTGTCGCTAATGCAAGTGGTGCTATCGACGTACTAGCTGCAAGCTGTGACACAAACCCTGTTTACAACAACCTAGACATCATCAGTTGTGGCACAGACGCAACAGTTGTTCGTCTAGTAAATGCTCGTACAACAATCGACTCTGTTGATTTGCAGGATTCAACACTGCTTACTTTCACAGTTAGATTCATTGGTGAGCCAGCTCAGGGCGATGCATCAGTACAGGTGTTCACATCTGCGACTGGAAGCATTAGCTAATCAGTAGTTTAACAAACACAAAAAACAGGCCATTTTAAGCGCTTTAAGGTAGAAAGATGGGTATAGTCCCGTCTTTCGCCCTAAAACGCCTCAGAACGGCTTAGAAAAGCTCACAGAGCATATTTAAAACCATTAAAGTCCACAGGAGACAACATAACATGGCACAATACAACCTAACAGATAATTTAAGCGACTCATTCACATTCAAATTAGGTGACCTTGAGTATTCTTTCCGTTACCCTACAACAAAAGAAATGCGCAAGCTTAGCGAAATGAACCAGGAATTGCAACAGTTGATTCAGAAGAATGCTGATGAAAAGGTAATCAAAAAGAAGAGTAAAGCTAGTGAAACTGAAATGAACCAATTGGTTACACCAGTGGGTCATGAAAACCCTATTAGCGAAGTACTCGAAGATCAGCCAATCAACGTAGTTCGCAACTTCCGTAAAATGATGGCTAAAGAAATTAACTTGGAATAGTCTCGTGGCAAAGGAAGGCGTGAACGTCGAAGTTCAGCCAATCCATCAAGCGAAGGTTGAAGCAACCAATTCGGCATTCGGCGAAAACAGAACTATTTATGCAACTGTGGCATACCATTACCCACAGTATAAGTTAGAGGATGTAGAGGTAATGCCATATCGCGACGTCGTTCTTTTACTAAAAACAGCAGAAAAGATAGAAGCATCTCGTATGCACAACCTAACTATGATTGCTTCTGCTCCACATAGCAAGGACGGCAAGGGCGTTAAATCGCTCATGGAACATTTTAGAAAAATACTCAAAGGATAATAAATGCCAGGCAAAGGTGAAACAGTAAAATATATAATCGACGCTGATACCTCTGGCTTTTCTAGGGGTATGGCTAGAGCTGTCACCGAGGCAGAACTAGCGGGCAAGAAAATTGACAAGGCGCTAACAAGAACAGCAAACAGAAGTGAGAATAACTTCAAAGATATCCGTGTTAACGCCAGTACAGCAGCGAACCAGATTCGTAACTTCGCTGTAGCGTTTTCTGCCTTTAATATAACATCAGTTATCGTTGGCGTAACAGCTCTTTCGGGAGCTATTCTTGAACTTTCTGGTGCTTTAGCAGCAGCAGGTTCGACAGCAACAGTACTTATACCTATATTTGCGCAGATAACAGCAGGTTCATTAGCGGTTAAAGCGGGCGTAGCGGGACTTGGTGACGCATTTAAGGCGATAGCTAAGAATGATGGGGAAGACTTCCAGGAGTCACTAGAAAAGCTTGGACCAGCAGCAACAGAGGTCGCCTACGCTGTTGGTGGCCTGAATAATGCACTAAATAGCATAAAACTCAATACCCAACAAGCACTACTCAAGGGTGTTGGAGATACGCTTCTTGAATTAGGCGGCAATACTTTACCTATTGTTAATCGTGGGTTCCAAGTTATGGGGCAGGCGCTTAACCGCACCTTTAACGAGGCTGCTAACCTTGCGAATACCCCTATTTTTAGAGGTGTACTGAATGAGATATTTAATAATACTGCGCGTTCTATAGATACACTTTCAGAGGCGTTAGGCCCACTACTTACCATCTTTACCAACCTATACTTAATAACTGCACCATATGTACAATTATTTGCAGAATATCTTGTTGGGCTATCAGAAGCAAGCGCGGCATATCTCAGCTCGGCTAAAGGGCAGAGAGCCTTCAATCTCTCAATCGCTTTTGGTGTTATTGCCCTGCAACAACTTGGTGGACTTATTGGCTCTGTATTTGGCTTGTTAACATCTATATTCCGTACGGCAATATTGTCTGGAAATTCGTTAATATCAACACTTACAGAAATCATAAATGCAACAACAGAGTGGGTAAATTCTGCTGAGGGACAAGCAAAATTAGTATCATTGTTTAGGTTCACGGCCATTACGTTAAGGACAGTTGCGGGTGCTATTGGCAACATAGTTAACGTCTTCCTTGGACTTATACAGGCATTTTCTACACTTAACCCAGCCCTTCAGCAGATGGTTCTAAGTTTTCTTGTTACTGCTCTTGTCGTGAAGCCAATATTAACATACTTCACACAACTATATCTCGCATTTAGGGTTCTAGCGGTTACTGCTTTCAATGTTGTACAGCAGATGGTTGTAGTGTTCGGGGCTTTGGGCGCAATAGCCTCTGCCGCCGTAATTGTTGCTGGCGCATTAATAGTCATAGGTTCTATAATAAAAGGCCCACTTGGTAGTGCCCTAATTATCATTGGTGCGGCATTAATAACATACATAACACTTTCATACTTTTTGACACTAGCGACTAATGCTGCCGCAGCTTCTATATTGCGCAAGGGACAAGCAGCAATAGCCACAGCAGGCGCAGAGCAAGTTCTCGCCTTTACAACAAATATGGCTGCTGTAACAATGCTGAATATGGCACAAGCAGCAACAGCAGCTGGCGGAGGCCTGAGTTTTGCCGCAAGAGCTGCGTTATTCCTACAGGCTGCACTAATACCGCTACTCGTACTTGCAACCGGGATACTTATTGTACTTGGTATGCTTGGTGTGTTCTCTAGCAAAGCGAAAGATGCGACTTCAGCATCTGTTGGTCTTGGTGGTTCTTTGGGTTCATTGCAAGGTTCACTCAATGATGTAAATAGCTCCGGTAACAAGACATCGACTGGTGGGCTTTCCGCACTAAGCGACTCATTAAATGACGTGAGTGGCTCTGCCGAAAAAGCACAAAAGGGTCTGGCTGGATTCGACAAGATGAATGTTCTCACTGATAAAACTTCAGGTGGAGCAGGAATAGCTGGGCTTCCAGCACTTCCAGCGCCAGACTTTGGAGGCGGACTTGGTGGCGGTGGGCTAGCACTACCAGATATAGATACCGGCAACTTTGACGATGCCCTTTCTAGCATGACAAAACAATTTGAAGACTTACAGGGCAAGTTTGATACGGGTCTTTCCAACCCATTTGCGGCAATTGGTGAATTTATATCCAGTAACCCAATTCCGTTCTTTATTGCATTCTCTGTTATATTGGGTGTCATTATTGCGTTGTTCGCTACGGGTGCTGTATCTATAGGCCTTGCGGTTCTACCACTAACTCTAATTGCGATAGCGATTGTAGCTATAGTAGCGATACTCGTAATATTATTCCAAAATTGGAGTAAGATATGGCCAGCAATGAGGAAAATCGCCACAGATGTAGTGACTGGTATAAAGGAGTTCTTTACAACTGCATTTACAAATATTGGTAATTTTGTTGGTGAAACACTAACGAATATTGGCAATTTCTTTAAGGATGCTTGGGAAGGTATTAAGCTTGTATGGGGTGTAGTAATCGACTTCTTTGTCGATATATTTAGGGCAATAGGGGACTCAATATCATTCTATGTTGGTATATATGTCAATTTATTCAAACTGGCCTGGGAAGGCGTTAAGTTAGTCTGGTCGGTGGTTGGGGGCTTCTTCTCTGGCGTTTGGAGCAATATAGCTAACGTATTCGGCGTGGCTGTAAGGTTCTTTGGTGACGTATTTAGAAACGCCTGGAACGCTATAAAGAACGTCTTCAATAATGTCACCGGGTTCTTCCGTGGCGTATGGAACTCTATAGTGGGTGTGTTTGGAAGAATTGGGGTTGCTGTTGGTAATGCTATAGGCAAAGGTGTTAAAGGCGCTATCAACAATGTGCTTAATCTTGTTGAGAACACTATTAATACATTTGTTAACGCTATAAATGGTGTTGTAGATGTTATTAACGCTATACCTGGCGTAAAACTAGGAAAAGTAAGTCGAGTTAACATACCTCGCCTAGCACGCGGTGGTATTATAGATTCACCTATATTCGCACAATTGGGCGAGGATGGTCAAGAAGCTGTTATGCCACTAGAAAACAACACTGGGTGGATAGATAAACTTGCAGATAAGATAAATTCATCTAATGGCAATAGTGATGGCCAGCCTATCAACCTGACTGTTCAAATTGGTGAAGATAAAGTAGCAAATAAGATTATTGAATTGATTAACGAAAAGACCCAAATGAGCGGTCGGAATACGATTAGGGTATAATGGCAACACAAATTCCTTCAACACTAATAACTATCAATGGCGTAACACTTTCGACGAGTGAAGTTGAAAGCTACAAACTACAGTATGCAAAGCTATGGAAGGATGCAGACCGTAACATGAACGGTACTATTTCTGCTACTCTTATTGGGATATTCCCAAACATCGATATAACAACAACAAAGTTGTCATTTGCAAAGGCCTCGGCAATATCAGCTGCTATCAATGATGCGTATTTTTCGGTCAGTTTTTACGACACGCAAACACAGACAACGAAGACGGCTAGCTTTTACGCGGCCGACCATGATGTTACATTTTTAAACAAATGCACGATTGGACAGGTAACTATTCAGTTGGTCCCGGTGAGCAAAGCTTCCTATATTTAGTATAATTAGTATAGAGACAAAAACAAAAAGAGAAAGAAAATATAAATATGACATCTAAAAACCGTCAGGAGGAAATGGTAAATACTTTTGTAGCAAGTATCCCTACGATGCAGACTGATATTGCTCTGCTTAAGCAGGACATATCAACCGTAAAGAAACAAGGCGAAACTGTTCTAGAAAGACTAGATGCACTTTCTGTCGTATCAAAGGAAGAGTTCTACGATTATAAAAAAGAGATCGAGGAACAACTCAATGAAATACATAAGTACAATAATGCGAACAAACCTGGTGTTGCTTTCGCCAACGCAATAGTTAGTCGTTGGACAACATTCCTTGTTCTGCTTATATTGGCCGCTGCGGTTGTCGCGCTCATAGGTAAATATGTACCACTAGGTGGATAATATGAAGAATATATTTAAAAGAATGTTGACAGTACAGCATCTTAACCTATTCATGCTCATGGTGTTAGTGTTACTTGTTGCATACCCAATGTTTGCCCCCATAGTTCCGGCAAAATACAGCAAGCTATCTGTACAAAACCCTCACAACATACATTCTGGTAAAACACTCACATACAAGATGAATGTATGTCGTTATGTTAGCGAGGGTGTTCTAACAACGGTTACAAGACAACTAGTATCTGTTAGTGACAAAACCCTCAACCCTATAAACCTTGGCTCAGATACGTTTACAAATAGTGCCCGCTGCATGGATTACAAGAAGACAGTAATTGTCCCGTACTCAACACCAGAAGGCAAGTACAGACTTCTCATAAAGGGTGTTTATTCTGTCATACCACTCAGGAAGCCTATAACAGTCTCTGCCAAATCAGACACATTCAATGTTAAAGTATCTAACGCTGAACAAGATATAGAGGCATTAATAGAAGCAAATAGTAGACTACAGGAACAAATAAAAGCACAAGTCGATGGCTCAAGATATTCGCCCACAGTAGTGCCAAACAGTGGAGATAATAACACAAGCAGTGAAGCCGTGCGTGTTCAAAATAACATCAACAACAGTAGCAAACAAGAAAATAAAGAAGATAAAAAAGAAAAAGAAGAAGAAAAACCAGCACAAAATAGCGGCCTGTTGCCTTCTTTGCTCGGTATACTCGGTCTCAACTGATTCAATCAGTATGAGATAATAGTATTAGGAGAATAATAAATGCCAAATATTGACAAAGCAATAAAATGGTTCAGAGATAAAGACGCGCAGGGCATCACTTACTCTATGGAGCATCGTCGTGGGCCAAGAAGCTATGACTGTTCTAGTGCAGTGTACTATGCGCTTATACAAGGTGGTTTTTTCCCGAAGGGAATTTATATTGGCAATACAGAAACAGAGTTTGGTGACCTAGAAAAGCATGGCTGGGTGCGTTTACCAGAAGATAAGAACGGTAATATTGCTACTAAAAAGGGTGATATTTTCATATGGGGTCGTCGTGGCGCAAGTTCTGGCGCTTTTGGACACACTGGTATATTTGTAAATTCAACAGACATTATACACTGTAGTTTTGGCTACAACGGCATCAACGTAGACAATCATGATTGGCTGTATGCAATTAACGGCAATCCAGCAAATACAATCTATCGTTACGCCGGAAAACCTACAGCTCCGGCTCCTAGTGAGCCAGTTGACCAAGTAGTGAACCCTGGCTCTTATATTAAATTCCCAAATGCCTACAGGGTTGATGCCGTAAAGAATGTTGCTGATATTTGGCAAGTTCGCAGTAATAAACTATGCCCAATCGGCTTTACATGGGCGGATAACGGTATACCAGCTGGTCCTGTTGTAGAAGTTGACAATGATGGCTATAAGACACCCGATCAATCGCTAGAGAGAGGTTCAAAATTTAAGATTCCTGGTAAGTTCAAGGTACTTGATGTTGGCAAGTCTGACGGTCGTTGGCTAGGGCAAATACAAATGGCAGGGTTTAAGCTGTGGGTCGATCTTGCGCCAGTGACAGAAGTTGGCAGTAAGGATGCCGGCACGCCTGTTCCACCTACAAGACCAAAGCCAGCCCCAGCGCCAAAACCTCCAAAGTCAGACCCAGAACCAGAGCCTGTTCCGGTGCCTGTTCCAACCCCAGAAGAACCGCAACCAGAACCAGTTCCAGAACCAATGCCGGAACCATCACCGGAGCCGAAACCGCAGCCAGAGGAACCAGTAAGTAAGATCGGTTTGTTGGATGTTATAAAATCAATAGTGCAGTTCATTAAGGACTTGCTAAAAAACTTAAAAAAGAATAAAGGAAAATAATATGGACTTTTTTGCAGAAATAACAGCCCTCGCGGCATTAGCAGTTGTAGTTGTGCAGCAGATTTTGAAGCTGGATGTTATCCCGCTTTACTTCGCTAATAAATATCCACTTGTGACTAACGTATTGTTAAGCGCGGTTGCTTCTGTAGTTGTTACCTGGCAGACAGCTCTATCGCTAACAAGTGTCTGGGCTTGGCTTGCCTATATTGGAACATTAAGTGTTCTCTCAGCTGTTGTGTACAACATGACACTTCGTAATTCAGAGGGTGTCCAGCGAGTGTCTAGCAAGACAGAATAGACAAAACTGTTAGGTTTTAAGTAGTCGGCGCAAGGTCGGCTACTTTTATAATTTAATCTTTTCCCATTTGCGATTAACTTCGTAATCAGTGTGTCGTAAATCTTCTATAAATTTATCAATATCACCTTTGTTTTTGAGGAATGAATATACTAAAATCTTCGTTGCTTCTTGGCTACCAGCACGATTCCCCATAACGCACATTGCAATCCAGTCGAATATCCTGTAGCGGGCCAACCTCAAATCAAATGACGCCTGGCGAACGCTACCACCAAAATAACCCACCAACCCAAGTAGGACGTCAATCTCGTCATCTCGTAGTGTATTAGCAACTCCTCTGTGGCGAGTGTCGTTTTCTTTCATAGCCATTACTTTGTCCCAGGTTGATTTTGCCATTGTCTATTTCTCTAACTTAGCCAGGATTTTCTTATAGAGTTCTATATTTTTTATCCGCATAGCGTATCGTTCATTATATTTATGCATTTCTTCTGTTGTCACTTGGACGGGCCACATAGCCCTGCGATATTGTTCTGGTGTACTCCAACTTTCAAGCATTTTTATACGCTTTGGTATAACACTCTTCAAGAGTTTCTGCTCATCGTTTGTTAAATTTATTTTTCTCATTTGTAGCCTTTCTTAGTTGCTTACTGAAATTAATTATGCTCCTATTTTCTCAAAAAAGCAAGCCCATTCTTGAATATTTCTAACTATGTTACCTGCTATAAATGGTTTATAATTAAATAAGGACTAAAAACAGGAAAATGATATACCCATGCAGCGGGGTGTATTTTTTTCCGCTTAAAAAGGGGGATAAAATTGTTAAAAATCTACACTAGAACGACATGTGCATACTGCCAAATGGTCAAAAAAGTACTCGACATGAAAGGTGCGCAATACGAGGTTATAAACCTAGACGAACAGCCAGAAAAAGAAGAGGAAGCAATTAAAGTTTCAGGAGGCTTTACGGCTGTACCAATAACAACAAACGGGGAAACAGTTGTCGTCGGCTGGAACCCATCTAAAATAATGGGGTTACTATAATGTCAGATTCAGAATTAAAAGAAAAACTACGCTTAATCGAGGAAGCTATGCAAAAAGCTAAAGAAGACCCGAACCGAGAACGCACCTATCTCGATGCACTTGTAGACCCACAGGATGAAAACCAGTGCGAAGGTTGCCAGTAGTGCAGCTCCTTTGTTATACTGAGATATAGGACTAGTACAAACAAAAACCGCCGATTAGCAGAGGATTAAGACAAGGTAACATAAACATGCCCTCAGACGCGTTGAGAGCCGTTCTGAGGGCTTTTTGCGTTAAAAATGGGTATTGGTGCGTCTAAAAAATTTAAACGCGTTACAGAGCCTATTTTACGGTATCTTCAATGTAGGAAATGAACTCTCGAAGGCTGTCGGAATTTTTGCGCCAAGCAAACTCCTTCGCCATATCGACAAGCTTTACGCGATTTATTTCTGTTGGCTCTTGGCGTGACACTGTTGCTTCTTTGCTAATAATTGGTAATGGCATGTCAATGTCCTTTGGTTTCTCTCTCTTTGACTTGACATCTTCCGCCACAGACCAAACTTTTTTAAAGCCTTTAGTTGGTAGGTGTGATATAACGCCGCGCTGTATCATACTAGCTATAAGACCAAGGCCGTTCGCATACTCATTGCTTGTTGTTTTTGGAGAATATCCGGCCGTAGCTATCAGTTCTTGCTTTGTAACGCCTGAACCCGCTGCTTTCCGGATACGGTCTTTTATGAGTTGTTCTCTTAGTTCTCGTTTTTTTGTTGGAGACAAGACCGGATTATTTAATTTTGCTCTTGTCTCCGGTGTTATTACTAACCTTGCGTTCATCTTTAAGCCTTTCTTTTAACTTATGGAGGCAATTATGCTCCTAAAAGGCAAAAAAAGCAAGCGTAAGAAAAAAGCGCCGAAGCGCCCCTTTCTTAATACCAATGATTAGGATAAATATTCTATTGCCGATTGTAAAAGTTCAGGTCTGTCTTTGAACATTCCTATTCCTCTGTTACAATTCTCGCATAGTATCCCACGAACCCTACCTGTTGCGTGGTCATGGTCAACTGCTAGCTTTTTGTGTTGATACGGATATTCACGGCAGATAGCACACACATTACCTTGGGTTTCAAGTAACACATCGTACTCGTCTGCTGTTATACCGTAAGCGCGGAGTAGATTGCCATTGCGTCTCATACGAAGATATTTTTCTCTTGAGTCGCCTGTTAATTTTGAATCTACTAGTGCCTGCCAACAAGGTTTGCACCAAGCCTGTAGACCGTCACTAGTAGTTTTATTCTTCCAGTATGCAGCTACAGGCTTGTCAGTTTCACATTTTTTGCAATATTTTTGATTTTTATACGCCATAACTTAATTATAGCGTAATCGTTTTAACGGTTTGTCAATACCATCTGTTAGCGCTCCAGAAGGCTACGGCCTGCGCCCAACCACCGTATCTCCCATTGACGTAATCATTCATCCATTTAAGGTTAGCTACTGGGTTGGTCCAATGGCCGTACACGCTCTGCTTCCCGCATGGGAGCGATTGAGCAAGCCCGCAGGCGCTCGTTGGGCTAGCATTACAGTCGCTTTGTCCCGGATTGTATGCACAGGGGTCCCACCCAGACTCGCGTGACACTATTGCATCTACATACCCCCATTCGTGTTCTGGGATGCCGCTGGCAACGAGCCAGCTTTGTTTATTGCCCGTTATTTGTATGGTTGGTATCGGAGCTGCACTTGCCTTGTTAGATGTAACTGCGCTAGCTGCCGCTTCTGCTGCTCTGGCTAGTTTAGCTTTAGCCTCAGCTTTAGCTTGCAGCTGCCTCTCTAGTTCGGCCTTCTCTTTCTCTAACTTTTTTCTTTTCTCTTTGTCTTGAGAGGATTGGGTCTTGAGCTTTTTAACTTCCTGGTTAACATCTTTTAGCTTCTCCTCTGTCGATTCCAGCTTAATTGTCTTCACTTGAAGCTTTTCGGCTGTAATCCCACTACTGATTGCCAGATAACTAAACCCTGCTAGGATTGTTATAGCTACAGCAGTTCCTAATATTTTTGCTTTAAGCATAATCCGTTGGCTAATCAGACATTACTCTGGGGAGCTTCACCAACAATTGTTTCCTTGTTTATTTTGCTATTTTAGAAAATGCTACAAATGCTATGATGAGGTCAAAGATTGCAGCAGGCGCGGTCAACCATTTGTAGAGTACATTGTCTGTACCAGTCCAAATGACTACCGTCATGAAGGCAACGCTTCCAAAAACCAACAATAACGCCAAGCCAATTATAGCATTAACAAAACCACTCTTAGCTTTTTGCTCGTTAGTCGTTTTTTTCTTTTTTTCTTCGCTACTCATTTTTTTACCTTTCTTTTTTTGTGATGCCCTTTTGTCATTCACTGAAACGTAATTATAGCTCATTTTTTCAAAAAACGCAAGCGTTTTTATGAATTTTGTGCTTTTTCAGCCTCTCGAAGCATGGTTTTCATTCGGTTAATCCATCGTGGAAATGTTGTTAAACTTCTTGGGTTTTCTAGCCATTTCATATCACCGTTTTTCTCAATTTTTATAACAAATGAGTGATTGCTCTTTTGCCATGTGACAAGCATAGCGTCAGAATCTGGCTCAATTTCTGCCAATTCGCAACCGCGAAAATCGTGCTGACAATCTAAATCATCCCAGTCCTCTACGGTGAATCGTTCATCGAACCCGTCGTTCCAATTCCAACGATTAATTCTTTCTACCCAGTCTTGTTTGTTACCTAGATAACCTACGCCAAAGTCATCATCATCTATATTGTTGTAGGCGTAATATTGTATGTGTGCTTCGAACATTACATTACTCTCCTTATTATTTCTTTTAGTGCTAAGTATATATCAACAAAAAAGCCCACAACCGTGCGGTGGACTGTTTTTGTGAGGTATACTATCAGCAATTCTCTTTTGCCGAAGGATGATGATGGTCGAAGCTCTTTTCTATCTGCTTCGTAATAAACTCTAAACCTAGATAAAGCGCTCTTACTTTTGCGGTTTTCTGGTTCTTGCTTATTGTTTTTTGCCATTTTTTATTTTTTACCCTTCTAAAAAACAATTATGCTCCTTTGTGAATAAAAACACAAGCGTTTTTTAGAAAAAAGTTAGCTTCACCCCTGTAAATAAAATTATATTGCCCTTTTTCACGAAAGGGCTTGTGTTATTTTTCGTGATGGTGTATAATGAGTTTATGACTAAGACAGCAATAACCACACGAAAGCGCACCACAACAGTGGCTGGTATTGCTATGGTCATCGGAGGCAAAGCCAAACTGTAGCCCTATCATTTTTACATAAGTATGAAGTGATGGGGAGTGAAGTACTCCCTTTTTTAATAAGGGGCGGTAACTCAGTTGGTAGAGAAGCGGGCTTTTAACCCGATAGTCGTGGGTTCGATCCCCACTCGCCCCTCCAAATTTAACAAGTAATGGGAAGTAGCTCAGTAGATAGAGCAGCCGACTGATACTCGGCAGGCCGAAGGTTTGAGTCCTTCCTTCCCAACCAAGTGCCGAGTTAGCTCAGTTGGCTAGAGCGCCTCTCTTGTAAAGAGGAAGTCATCAGTTCAAATCTGATACTCGGCTCCACATTAAAAATTCAATATGCGTTGCTAGTGTTAATGGATTGAGCACGGGTGGCTTCCAACCATCAAGGCGGGGTTCGAGTCCTCGGCGACGCACCACATTTGCGTCAGTAGTGTAATGGATAGCATAAAGGTGTTCTAAGCCTATGGTTAGGGTTCGAATCCCTACGGACGCACCAAAATATAGGCGTATCGTCCAATGGCTAGGACAGTAGTCTTATATGCTACGAATCAAGGTTCAATTCCTTGTACGCCCACCATAAAAATGAACTAAGGTATAATAAAAATATGAATAAAAACCAAAGTTCAAATAAAAATTGTGAAAACTGCCTATGCAAATTAACAACTAAATACGGTTCAGGACGTTTCTGTTCTTCTAAATGTGCAAGAGGCTTTGCAACAAAGTCAAAACGTGCAGAAATAAACAAAAAAGTCAGCTCTACTATGGCAGGTAGACCAAGCAACAACCTCTCTTTGAGAGAAGTCGGTCTTTTAGGAGCTATGAAGAACCGCGAGAACAAATTAAATCGTTTCGTCAAGATAAATGGCGACACGTTGGACATCACATATCGAGAACTTGAAGAATACCGCAAGAAACAACTCGTTTGTGAAATATGCTTGCAACCAGAAAATTCAAGCAGTAAAGGTTCAGGAGGAATACCAGACAAATTGACAGTAGACCATTGTCATAAAACGCTAAAGTTCAGAGGATTATTGTGTAGGGCTTGTAACTATCGTTTGGGCTGGTATGAAAACAAAAAAGAGGGTATAATAAGATATATGGTTCTCTAATTCAGAAGTAGAATGTCGGTGTTACATACCGAACGTGCGGGGAGCGTTACCTCGGAGAACCACCAAACGATGGGGAGATGAGGATATTGGTTTAGCCTCGGCGGTCTCATAAG